TGAGAAAGTGTGGTATAATTATAAGTGCAATTAGATAAGCGTGCATCAGGCACGCCCTGTTGGTATTCACCCTTCGTTGGTATATGGGAATTGAATAGGGAAAAGGAGAGAAGAAAGGAGAACAATATCTCGGATATTGATACGTTGTTTTAGTACAGCGTATCTTTTAACGCTACATCGCCTTGCGATAGCGACTTAAAATCATTGAAGATAATGGAGGTTTCTTTTTGCGTAAACTGCAACAGTTTTACACATTGAAGTTTTCATCCGAGAGGCTAAAAAAATCTAATTATAATATCGATATTAGCCTCGATAATGCCAGAATAAACTCAGAATTAATCACAATAAACAATTCCGAACTCCTAAGAACGTTATTTCGCTACAAAAACATCGAATTCAGCCAGAGTAACGTTGACAATCTGCTAAAAGTTCAGAAAAAACTGAAAAAGGCAGAAAATAATGAAGAAAATCAAAAAAAACTCGCAGACATTATCGAAAAACTAGAAAAAATACTTTTTGTCGAAGATTTGATAAGTGTCGAGTTCAAACATAAAGCCCACTACCTTGCAATCCTAAAAAGAAATGGCTTTTATGTAAACGGCATCCGCTTTGTGCCGTTCATGGCTACCGCTGGCATGATACGCCGCAACACAGCCATGTTTATCAACAACAATTTAAAGCATCCCCTGATGGACATACTTGAAAATGGACGCAACGAAACTACCCCAATGGTGGCAGCTAAATTCGGTGCGTATTTTTCGTTATATTGTTCTTCAACCCTGCCGGTATCTTTCCCTAAATTCGCGGTTATACCGGACAAAGAAATTGAGACTATCCGTAAGGTTGATTTCGTTACCTATCGTGGCGTTGACGAAGACGATGATGTGGAGGAAAGAACCATCCCGCTCAAACTCAACGCTTGGGATGGGCAAGGTTTGATATCTCCCAAACTGGCAGAGCAATGGAGTCACGAACTGGAACTGGATTACACATTCAGTTGTGCCATCGTGCGTGCCCCATTCTTAAAAGGCTTGCTGACCGTCTTCGACTTGGACAGGTTCTCAACCGAGGTTGCCAAAACTTTTGAGTTCAAAGACGTATATGGTGAAACACAAGACATTCACAACATCGACTTGATTATAAGCGAGTCCATGTTTAAACTCTGGAACTCATACAAAAACACAGCAGACTATGTGCAGAAATGCCACAACAGTCAGCTTGGTTTTGCAATCGCAAAGGTTAACCCAAAACGTGAGAACGCATCATCCCGCACAAGTTACCAATTCTTACAAGTACTCAATCTGGATAATGCGGATATTGCCGAACTCTGCGAACCAACCATCAACTGGTTCAGGAATATCAGCGGACGCTCACCCGAAGACATGCTGCTATACGCAACCGGCGAGAACCCATTTGCTCCAGAAGATTTCAGAAAGCTGGATATCAGCGTAAAGGCAATATTGCTGAACCCGTCCCTTTCAAGGGATAAATATATTCAGGAAAAATTCATCAAGACGATTGAAAAGAAAAAGAAAGAATCCTACATGGGCAGTATCTTGGTGAATGCCAACTATCAGTTCATGATTGGTGACCCTTATTATCAGGCTTGCCATATGTTCGGTTTGCAATGCGTTCCTATCTTGCAAGACGGTGAGCATTATTCCGAGTACTGGCTCAAACGAGGAATTGACAAGATTGCCGCCATCCGCAGCCCGATAGTGCATCACTCCGAATTAAACATCTTAAGTCTTAAAAATACGGATGAGACAAGAGAGTGGTATCAGCATATTCATAGTGGTATCATCTTCCCGGCTAATGGCGTTGGTATGGACTGTGCCATTCATGGCGGTGCTGATTTTGATGGTGACCTTGTTTGTACCATCAACAACCCGGCTATGATAAAGGGCAAACTGGATGGTATCCCGATAATCTACGAAAGCCAGAAGGCGGAGAAGGTTGTTGTGGATAGCCGTGATGATAAGAAACAGGTGGAAGGGCAACTGAACGGGCACAACAGCAAGGTTGGCTTTGCCACGAACATATCCAGTTCCCTTTATACACTGGCAGAGAAATTTCAGAAAGGCACTCCTGAATGGTTTGCCATCATGAAACGTTTGAAAATTGGGCGTGTCATTCAGGGCGAAATCATTGATGGTGTCAAGGGTTTAAAAGTACCACCCTTCCGCAATCACTGGACGAAATGGAAAAAGATAGCCGATGATATGACCAGCGAAGAGAAAGCCAAATGGGAATTTAACAACAAGATTGTCTGTGAAGTCAGACCTGCTTTCTTCCGCTTCTTGTATCCACATTACATGACCCGCTATAACAAAGAACTAAAGAAATATAATACGTTTAGCCATCTCATGTTCCACAAGTCTTTTGATGAGATTGTCAAAGCCAAGAACAGAACGGCAGATGAAGAGAAGATGGTTTCTGAATATTACTGGCACTCTTTCTTTCTTGACAACAATTCGGTCATGAACCGTATCAGCCGCTATATGCGCGCCAACCTTGGCTTGGTCAGCAAGTATTCCAACAAGTTAGCGCAGGACTTTGACTACAAGGTATTGCAGGATGAAACACACAATCTAGAAACTGCCGGTATAATTCAAATGAAGTTATACTTGCAGGAATACAAATCCTTCAAACGCGGTTTGCGCCACGACCTCTCCAATTCCTATGATAACATGGATGCTTTTGTGGCTCATCTGCGCAAAGAATGCGCTATGAACCTGACCTCCAACGATGCGGAACTGGCAGACTATGCAGTGGAGATAACCTATGGGGATGAGATTTCAATGGTCGAGTTCCCTTGGAGGATGTTCCCACAGGGCATGCTCCAGAACATTATGAAAAATAACCCCACCGGAACGGTACAGTTCCCATTGCAGGACGACAGCGGCAATATCCATTACCTGTGGAACACGTACTCCATGAAGGAGTTTTCTGTCGAGGAGTTGTACGATGAGAAATAAAAAGGTCTTTTCGTTCGATGAAGAGAAGGATGCCAAGGCGATTATTGCCAACGGCTTTCCCGATGGCGCGATTGATTATAGCGCCATGTATCTTGTGGCAAAATATCTGCGGCAAACATTGAAATATGGTGCGATACGCCTTGAGCGGGAGCTTATTCGTTTCTGTAAAGAGCAGGACAAGAACTTCAACCCGGTAGTGGATGCCGAGTCGATACAAAAATGGGTAACTTCTGCGATGAATTACGACCTGCGCAAGATTGAGAGTATTACCATCTCACAACAGGAGATAGACTTCCTGAGAATGATTGATAGTTCCAAGGACAGAAAACTGCTTTTCATGACGCTGGTCTTGAGCAAAGCATTGAAATACAGGGGCACACGCCGTAAGAAAACGGACTTAAAAGTATCCGACAATTATTATATCCACTATAATAACTTCTTGGATATTATAAGGCTTTCTGGCTTGAGAAATATCAGTGAGATAGACCTTGCAGATATCTATTCCAAATACAGCGAACATTTTATTTTCTACCACGCCGAGAAGGAACTTATCAAGATTAACTTTATTGACAAGCGTTCCGAGAACGGGGCTGTTATTGATAATCTGAATAATACATTGGAGATTTACGATACTCTCTTTGGCAAGAACGTATCCATCACTCACTGCGCGGATTGTGGGCGGGAAATGATAAAGAATAACAACAAACAAATATACTGCAAAGTGTGTGCATTCAAGCATAAGAACGAGCAGGATAAAATTCGCATGAAGTTAAAAAGGGCAAAATCATAACCAGAATATTTGTTCGAAAATAGGAGTGGTTTTATAATATAATGAAGTAGAACTACACGAAATAGTCTTTCTTTGAGATGAAAGGATGGTAAACCATGAATCTAATATCAGATTGGAGCGTTGACGTAAGTTCCTATGATGCAAAACAAGCCAATGGAAGTTATAAGGCTATGGATTGGACAACGGCGCGTACTCAGGGCGGTATTGGTACAGCCATTATCAAAGCAAGCGAAGGCACAGGCTGGACAGACCCATCTTTTGCTATGCAATGGGCGGCTGCAAAAGCCGGTGGTGAAGTTCGTGTGGCTTATCACTTCTTCCGCAGTAACCTATTGGGCACTCAACAGGCAGATTATTTCGTGAGCATACTGGCTTCAAACGGTTTTACTCCTAATGATTTTATAATGTTGGACTTCGAGACGCAAGATGGGCAAGACGCTAATACATGCCTTACACGGGCTAACGCCTTTATGACAAGGGTAGAAAAAGTCATGCCCGCTTCTCGTATGCTGATTTATACCTATCCTTCTTTCTGGAATTCAATAGGTGGCAACAGGAACGCACCGTGGGCAGCAAGATATAAACTTGCAGAGGCATACTGGATAAAAGACTGGTATATTGCAAATCAACCTCTCAACCTGTTTTATTCAAACTCTCTGGCTACGCTCAAGGCACAAATAAACAGCGGGGCATTGCTTCCGATGCAATTATTGCCTTGGAAAACCCCGGCTATTTGGCAGTTCACTTCCCGCGTAAGTCCAAGCGCAATACCGGGTTATGTGGGCATCAAGAAAGCAGCGGATTACAACGCGGTCTATCCATCATTCGGCAGTGTGCCACCGCCTGTTCCGCCTACCCCACCTGCGCCAGCCTATCCAAAATATAAAACAGCGGTGAACGTAAATGTGCGCAGTGGTGCGGCAGATACAGACCCGGTTATTGGGGTGCTGTATAGAAATACGATTGTAGAAGTAGACACTACAAGCGGCACGCGTTCTCATACTATATCTCCTAATCCTACTGGATGGATTTATAGCACATATCTTATAAAAATTTAGGAAAGTTAAAGGAGGATAAAATGGAAAAAATAATTAAACCTGTACCAGCGGAAGCAGCCGCAAAACAGCCTAAACCGGTCATCTTTACCCCTCCTGTCGAAGCGGAGATAACGGAAGAATTCAGTTTGGTTGGGAAGACGATAAACTGTACACGGTTTGCGGCTTTGTGGGTAAAGCTGGAAAATACCAGTGAAAAACCATTGACCTATAAAATCGTGGGTGGTAACGATAACAGTGTGGAATTGATAGAACTTATTAAAAAAGATACCGGTCTTGAAGCCGGTGCAGACGAAGACTTCGTGCTGGATAATCTTTCTTGGAAGTATGTTGGTGTATATGCCAAGGGGGATGGCGCAAGTATTCGCTTAACGGCAGAACAAAACAAAGCTTATTAATTAATCCATATAAATTAAAAACAGAAAGGAGTTTCAGGCTAATACGTAGTAGCATCCATTTCACAGCGAAGAGGAGGGCAACATTTTGAATACAGGAATAAGAACCGTAACGTTAACAGATGTTGATATTGCAGCACTCTATGAGGGGAAATACAAAACGGATTTGGAAACCAATCAGTACCTTTTCATAAAGGACGAAAGAGACCAAATTATAGAGAAAAGGAAATGGGATGGCAATTCGCTCGTACCACTGAAATTCAAACCAATTGATAGTCACAGGATTGGTAAGATAAAACCTGTGAATGACGAGCAACAGGCGCTGTTCGATTTATTGCAGGATGAGAGCATCACTGTAAAACAAATCACAGGGGTTGCCGGTAGCGGCAAAAACTACTGCGCTTTCACTTATGCACTGGAAGCAATTGATAATTGGGGGAAGGGCAAAAGCATTTACAAAAAGATAGTGATGATACGCAATAATATCGAAGTAAAGAACTCCTGCCCTTTGGGTGCATTACCGGCTGGTATCAACGAAAAACTCTTACCGTTTGCAATGCCAGCGGTTGACCTTCTTGGTAGTCAGGCGGAACTGTTCCGCCTGTTGGAAGACGAAAGGATAGAACTGCTCCACTTGGGCTTTGCCCGTGGGCGCAGTTTCGAGAACAGCATTGTCATCGTGGATGAGTCAGAGAACCTGACAGGAGAACACGTTACACTGCTTGTTTCTCGTATTGGCAAGAACTCGGTTATTATGTTCTTGGGTGACACAGCACAATCCGACAAGGTTGTGTTCGAAGAGAACTCAGGCTTGGAAAGACTGAGCGACAGATTGACAGGTAATAAACTATATGGGAGTGTTCATCTGATAAAAACAGAACGCTCTGAAACCGCTGCGTTGGCGGCATTATTACAATAAAAAATAAGTCAATCATTTGACAATCTGATTTAACAAAAACTAGAAAAGGAGAATAAAAATGGCAGAAATAATTGAAGAAAAACCCGTTGTAGAGAAGCCCGTAAAGGCAGAGAAGCCCGAAAAGGTGGAGAAGCCCGAAAAGGTGGAGAAGCCCGAAAAAGTGGAGAAGCCCGAAAAGGTGGTAATAGATTCAGCCATCAAACCGATAGACATTGTACCCGGAGAATTCGTACTAGCCAAAGTGTTTGATTGCATTAATTTTGCAGATTTTATCGTAAAGATTGAGAACACCGGCAAGGAAGAATTGACCTACAAAATTTTGGGTGGTAACAGCGAAAAGGAACTTGTTTTGGTACAGCCGGTAAAGGGTGAAACAGCCCTCGCCGCGGGTGTGGCAGAAGAGTTCGAAATAAAGAACCTGTCTTGGAAATATTATGGTATCTTCGTAAAGAGTGCTGTCGCTACCGCTGTAAGATTTTCATTAGACCCACAAAAGTTTGTTAAGTAAGAAGGTTTTCAAACGCTGCTCTCTGGCAGCATATCACAATAAAAAATAAAGAGGATTAGTGAATCATGTCAGCAAGTAACGAATGGAAGGAAGCACAAGAATGGGAACGCCTATGGCATGGCAACTGCGTTAATTCTTTAAACGAGGAATTAAAACAGATTGTCTATGCAAAAAGAATGGGGCTGTCCTTTTACAATGATGTAAGGACACCTTATAATATTATCTTGCAAAACGCAAGTATACTGGATATTGGGGGCGGTGCATATTCTTTGTTGTTAAAATCCAGCGGATTCAGTGAAGCAGTGGTGGTTGACCCCTGCAAATTTCCTGATTGGGTTTATGCGCGCTATGCTGCGGCAGGAATAAAATATATTGTACAGCCAGCCGAAGGGCTGAAACTGGACAAGTGCTATGACGAGGTATGGCTGTACAATTGCTTACAGCATGTTATTGACCCTGCCGAGGTCATCAAAATTGCACGCGCTTACTCTACAATAATTCGTGTTTTTGAATGGCTGGATATACCTGAAACCGATGGGCATTTGCACGTTCTTACCGAGAACAAAATGAATAGCTGGTTGGGTGGTTATGGCAAAACAGAACTGCTCAACGAAAGCGGTTGTGTCGGGCATGCCTATTACGGTATCTTTATGGGAAGTCAATATGGAAAATAAAACTTTTAGATTTCACTTGCTGTCACTGGTTCATCTTCCACAAAGCAAGGAATATATGTCCTGTGCTTTTACACAGAAAAATCGCAAATTGGCAAAAATGCTTACCTCTTTAGGGAACGAGGTCTTCTTCTATGGTAGTGAGGGCAGTGATGTGGAAGAATACTGCAACTCTGATAAACTGCACTTTGTGCAAACTCACACTTTGAAAGATATTTGCGATTCATGGGGCGATGGCGACAACCGGTTTGAAGTTGGTTATAACTGGCACGGTGGCGAGTTCCGCCACGACTTCAATACTGACAAGAAACCAGCCACGCTCAAATTTTATAGAAACGTGGTCGAGCATATCCGAGAAATAGGCAAACCTGATGATTTTCTTTTGAACTCAATGGGTTACTATTTCAAATGCATCGAGGACGAACTGAACATGTTCCTCTCCTGCGAATCGGGTATCGGCTATCGTGGCTCTTTCCCTAAACAAAACCATTTCCGCGCTTTTGAAAGTTCTTCCATGCAAAACTTTACCTACGGTAGTGAGCACCCCGGAGGGGATATAAACGGTTCTTATTATGACCGCGTTATCCCTAATTTCTTTGACCCCGATGATTTCGAGTTCAGCAATAAAAAAGAAGATTATTATCTTTACATCGGGCGCATGATTAAGCGCAAGGGAATTATCACGGCGGCTCTGGCTTGCCGTGCCATCGGTGCAAAACTTATTATCGCCGGACAGGGTGGCAGGGTATTGTCCAATGGGCATTTACAGCCAACGGGTGATTTGGACTTCGACCTAGAACCGATGACTTGGGAATATGTCGGCTACAAGGGAGTGGAAGAACGCAAGCCTTTAATGGCGAACGCAACTGCTATGTTCGTACCAACCGAATACATGGAAATATTCGGCGGCACTCATATTGAGGCGATGCTCTCTGGCACGCCTCCAATCACAACTAACTTCGGTGTTTTTCCCGGTACGATACCGGACTGCGTGAACGGGACTATCGGTTTCCGTTGTAATACACTGGAGGACTTTGTAGAAGCCGCATTGAAAGCCAAAACCGTCAATCATAAAAAGATACGGGAGTACGGAGAACGTTACCTGATGGATAATGTCAAATTAGAATATCAGAAGTGGTTCGAGGATTTGTATCATTTATACGAGAGTGCAATAGATACCACTCAACCCGGCTGGCACTGGTTGCCAAAAGATAAATATAATAAATAGAGGTTCTATAATTTATAATAGTTCCTCTTATGTTTTTTCCCCGATGAGGGGGCAAAGGAGGATTATAGATGGCTCTAAAATTTATTGGAAGACTTAATGTGCCGAACTATACGGCACTATCAACAGATATAGCAACCGATATAGATGGGAACGAAACCATTTCCGGTGCAAGCATTCTTGGCTCTACGATATATCTAACCGACACTATGGAATGGAGAATAGTAGCCGACAACGAATATCTAAGCGATTATTATCTGCCCATCAGTGGCGGAGGTGGGGGCGGCGCAGGTAATACCGGGGTAACCGGTGTGCGTGGCTCTACTGGAGTGACCGGTTTAGGTATTGGTGGTGCTACAGGAATTACTGGTTTAGGTAGTGTTGGCAATACCGGCGTTACTGGTTTAGGTAGCGTTGGTGCTACAGGTGTTACCGGCTTGGGTAGTGTTGGCAATACTGGTGTAACTGGTTTAGGTGGTGTTGGTGCTACAGGTGTTACCGGATTAGGTGGTTCTGGTGATACTGGTGTAACCGGCTCAGGCATTATTGGCGAGACTGGCGTTACCGGTTTAGGTGGCGCTGGCGCTACGGGTGTTACAGGCTTAGGCGTTATCGGTGAAACTGGTGTTACTGGCTTAGGCGCTGTTGGTTCAACCGGCGTTACTGGCGCATTCGGCTTTGAAAGTATACAAGGCGATACCGGTACATCATATACCCTTGGCTTGGCAGATGCTGGAAAACTGGTTGTTCTTTCCAACATAGCACCTATTACCGCGGTTATACCGGTTAGTACAACTACCGACTTTCCTATTGGCACGCTCATTGATTTGGAGCAAGGAAATGTGGGTCAAGTAACGGTTGTAGGAGATACAGGTGTTACCATCCAGAGTTTGCGTTCTGATATATATTTGGCTGGTGAGTTTGCCGGTGTAACGCTTCACAAACAAGATACGGATACTTGGTGGCTGAAAGGCGGTTTAACAGGTACGGGCGGTGCATAAAAGGTGATTTAATAGCACAAGCCATTCTTAAAAAACCAACATGAGCGACATGAACAATAAATTTTTTGTAGAAATCGGTTCGAACTATTATGAAACTCTTCTCCCTCTCGCAAAAGAAGCGGGTTGGAAAGGTCTGCTCGTAGAACCCGTTCCAGAATATTTCAATATGATTGAAAGAGTTCCGGGCGTTTTCTACGAGAACTCGGCTATCGGACTTGAATCAAAAGCAGTAACCTTTTTCTATATTCCACAAAACACAATGTATGCTTATGGTTTTGGAGAATGGGTAAGAGGTTTGGGTTCTATAGATATCAATCATTTTGAAGTCAAATTCCAAGGGCTTGTAGAAAAAATAAAAGTCCCGATGATAACCGTGAAAGAATTATTGGATAAATATAATATTCGGCAAATAGATTATTTAAAAATAGATGCAGAAGGAATGGATTGCGATATATTATCGCAGTTCGATATATCCAATATAGAAAGAATTATGTTCGAATGGAGAAATTGTCCGTTGGAGAATACGAATGGGGAAATACAGCGTTTGACGGATAAGGGTTTTGTTTGTCAGGTAGACGGAGACAATATAAAAGCTTATAAGAATATTAATCCTGACAAGTAGAAAAGGAGGGCTTATGTGATGGATATGTATGAAGGAAATGAATATCGTTTTAAAGAATTGCTTTTAAATAAACTGGATAAAATAATTAATCTTTTAGGTTCAATAAATAAGGAGGAAATAAAAATGTCAGCACAATTAGACGCTTTAATCGTTGAGGTACAGAATACGGAAGGTGTTGAGGATTCAGCAATTGCCCTTTTGGAAGGTTTGTCAGCACAGATTACCGCCATCTCCGCAGAACTAGCCGCAGACGGAATTGATAATCAGAAGTTGGTGGATTTAGCCGCAGAGTTGGATGCAAAGACCGCAGCACTTGCCGCCGCAGTTGCAGTCACTACTCCTCCTACTCCTCCTGTTCCCTAAACTGAACCCTTGACAAACTAAGGATTCTGTGGTATAATAAATATAAGGTTAGCGATAGAATGTTCCCGCTTGACAATAGTGCAAGAACGTGGTATAATATATTCATCGCAAGACCGTGACTGACTGTTTCGCAGATTTCAGTCATCGCTATGACCGCTCTGGCAGTTGCCGGGGAGCATTGGGATGATGGGATAAAAATCTGCTTTAATTTTAATAAACGCTCTGTTAGTAAAACTGACGAAAGCCGTTCAGACCCTACCTTACAAGGGATAGCACCACAGCTAGGCTACGTGTAGTTGGCGTAGAGGCTGAGGTTTCGATTGAGAGTAAAATGGGTAAGGAGAGCGACATGGGCGCGTAGTAGCCAACCGGGAAAACACTTCCTTTGCAAGAAAGAGTTGCGAGTTCAAATCTCGCCGTGTCCACTGAACAAAGTTTCCAGCATTTTTAAAATGTTGGTGGCCGAGAGAGCATAGTTTCTTGTATCTATCAAATGCAAGTGGCGGAGAGAGCATGAGGTCTTGCCTCATCTCTCCACAGTTCCTGCGACTGTTCAAAACGCAGGGCATGGGGTTGTAGCGCAATTGGCGAGCGCGTCTCAATGGCATTGAGAAGGTTGTGGGTTCAAGTCCCATCTACTCCACTCTATGTTTAGATGCCTCCTTCAATGGGGAGGATGAGTATCGGAACAAGGTAGTCTCGAAAAACTGCATATTGGACATAAGGACAGGCGATAATAAAAATCGCCTTAATATCGAACGGCTGTGAGGACGATACCCGATTCAGCGTATCCCATGTAAGCCAGCAGTTTACCAGTTCTAAACATAGTCAACAAAGGAAAATAAAATGCGAATAGTACACGGAAACAGTAAAACTTGGGGCAGGAAAAGCACTCGCCTTTCATGGCCTAAAACTCGCCGCCCCGCGGCTAAAAAAGTATATACCAGAGGCCCGTATTCTAAATAGGGTTTAAAGCCTCTACTCAGGTGGTTCGTCTAATGGAAGGATAATTGTCTCCAAAACTCTTGATGGGAGTTCAAGTCTCTCACTACCTGCCTCAGACACATACAGCAATCTCTAGGTTAAATGCCTTCGGGCAGATAGGTTCAACCCCTAAAATGTGTCTAGCATAAAATATAAGTTTTATTATAATAAAAGCGAATTACACTGTCACATCTAGACGATATGCAAGCGATATACCGATAAGATGAGTATTCTTGGTTTAAGAGAGGAGATAAAAAATGAAGCTTAGTCTTTCGATTGTTTTTTTGATTATAGCACTTATTTGTTTTGTCTTGAAAGCATTTGGAGTTCCTAAAAATGTCCCGATTGATTTTATGAATTTAGGTTTTGCTTTTGTTGTTGCTGCCTTTATCCCTTGGTAAACAGGTAATATCATGTTGTGGACAATTATTATAATTTTACTTATTCTTTGGTTGCTTGGTGCGTTTGGTGGAAATATATTTCCCAACTTTCCTGCAACCGGTAATTGGATTCACACTCTGATTGTTATCATAATCATTTTGGTAATACTACATTTACTTGGACTGCTATAAATATATTGTAATTTAAAATCTTACTTTTATGCCAATGGAAAATGCTTTTTACCCTTGACAAAAATCGAAAAGTGTGGTATAATAGTAATATGATTTGAAAGGCTCATACAGCAACCCAAAAAACCAATATGAAAACTGGAAAAAAATAGAGCCTTGAGAAATTATAAAATACGACCCTAACAGCAACCCAATAAAAAATTCTATCAGAAGAATCTTAAATGGGTCGTGATGAATTATAAAGTAAGAAGACCCGGACAGCAACCAAAATAAATCAACTGTTAATTGATAAATAAGGGTCTTGAGGAATTATAAAGAACGGCGGGTGCAGCAACCCAAAATACTGATTGGTTCGAATCCAATAAAATCCCAACGGGATTTTACTCCCCGTAGGCGGGGAAAAAAAGAACCGCCGTGATATATTAAAAAAAGTACTAACGACAGGCTCAGCAACCCAAAACAGACCTAACACGTCACAACTCATGATTCTGAAAGAGGGGCGAAAGCCTACTCTCAGAAAAAAAGAGTTTCCAGCTTCTCTTGTAAAACAAAAAGTGGGAAAACTGTCGTGACAAATTTAAATTATTAAGACGCTAACAGCAACCCAACCAATCAAACCGCAAATTTGACTCGTTTATATGCGTCTAGTAAAATTCTTTAAAGGAGACTTTTGAAAATGAATACTTTTGCACAGCGACTTGCTACTAACTCCAGTTGGACTCGCACTGAGAATGGTGCGGATGCCATTGGCTCTACCGGAAGTCCTTTACTGGACTTGTTCGGCGTGGTAGGCGCATTGCGCACCCGCCCACATGATGTGGACTCCATGTTCGAGAAGGCATACAACGAAAATCCGTTGCTTGCCACCAAGCTTTCTTTCTACGCGCGTAACGTGCGTGGTGGTTTGGGCGAGCGTGAAGTTGCACGCCGCATGTGGGCTTGGCTTGCCAGTACCCATCGTGACACTATGATTCGAAACATGGCACACATCCCTGAGTTCGGACGTTGGGATGATATCTATTCGTTCATCGGAACAGAAGCCGAGGGCATTGCTTGGGGTTTGATTGCCGAGCAGTGGAGCAAGGATATTAACGCTTACGAGCATGGACAGCCTATCTCTTTAATGGCTAAGTGGTTGAAGTCCATTAATACCAGTAGCCCGGAATCTCGCAAGCTTGGTAAGTTGACCGCCAAGCACATTGGCTACAGCGAGCGCGATTACCGTAAGCATCTGGCTATGCTTCGTGGCTGGTTGAAGTTGACCGAAGTTTTCATGTCTGCAAAGGCATGGGATAAGATTAACTACTCCGCAGTACCTAGCAAGGCTATGGCGAACTATCGCAAGGCTTTTGGTCGCCACGACCCTGAGGGCTTCACTTCATTCATCACCAAGGTACAGAAGGGTGAAGCAGTTATTCACTCTGCTACCCTGTATCCATACGACCTCTTCGAGAAGATGGGGTTCGGTTTTGGCTACGGCTATGGTGGAAAGTTCAACATGAGCAGTTGGGATGAAGTTCTTGAAGAGCAGTGGAAGGCACTTCCTAACTATGTGGAAGATGGCGACAATGTACTTATCGTTGCTGATACTTCCGGCTCTATGGAAGGTCGCCCTATCTGCACCTCTGTTGGCTTGGCTGTCTACTTTGCTGAGCGCAACACCGGTCAGTTCAAGAACCAGTTCATTACCTTCTCCGAGAGTCCTAGCTTCGTTACCTTGACCGGTAAGACGCTTAAGGACAAGATTAAGTGCGTGCCATCCATTGTGGCGAACACCAACCTACAGGCTGTATTCGAGCTAGTTCTGGATACTGCTGTAAAGTACAGTGTGCCACAGGCGGATATGCCAAAGTCTATCATCATCATTTCCGATATGGAAATTGATTCTGCTGAAAACAGCAGAGGAAAGACTTTCAACAAGGCGATGAAGGAGAAGTTTGCTCGTGCAGGTTACGAGTTGCCTAACATGGTCTACTGGCAGGTAGACTCACGCAACAGAAATGTATTCCATGCCGAAATGGACGAGCACGGTGTCCAGTTGGCTTCCGGTCAGTCACCTAGCGTTTTCAAGGCAATCTTGAAGGGTGTTGGCTTGACCCCATACGACATGATGGTAGAAACTTTGAGCGACCCGAAGTACGACTGCATTGCAGTGTAGTGCAGTCCCTTCGGGGGCATATCAGGTCAGCCCAACCAGCGGTAAAGCGGCATTCTTTTATCGAGTTTTATTCCAGTTAGGTTTATTGGGGTGAAGTTTTATAGGAGGATGTGGTTTTGGTCAGACCCCTGCCGTACCTGTTTTGACGAATAGAAGGAGGTTTCATTGGAAAAGTGGGCTAGAGAAATCTTAGCACGTAAGGCTTATGAAGCCTATCATAGATATTTGGACGAAATGGTTGGGAAAAATGGGATGGGTGAAACCATCCCATTTGACGAATTATCTGAAGAAGTAAGGCACGCATGGCAAGACGTAGTATGTGAAATACTATGCAGCTATCCGCTTGACCTTACCGAAATTGAAAGAAAAGATTGTAGCTGTCGAGGCTAGGGTACTCGCAATAAAGGGGGAAATTTACTTCCCCCAAAATGCCGGATTAGTTCACCAGTAGAACGTCTCCCTTGTAAAGAGAATGTAAGTGGTGCAATTCCACTATTCGGCTCTATAAAATTTTTAAAAACTCCTACTTTTTAGTAGGAGTTTTTTGTTATCCAAAGAAGGAGGTTATTATGGAAGCATTCTGGCCTGTTCTTGCATCAATTGCATCTGCACTTTTACTCCCCATCGCTGCTGCGGTTGGAATATTGCTTACGAAAAGAATACAACTGGCTGCTGCAAACACCAATATAGCAAGATTAAAACTAACAGGTGATAGGGGAGAACAAATAAAATTTGTTGCTAATATGGCGGTGAGTGCGGCACAACAATTATACAATGCCAAAAAAATAACCGATAGAAAACAATATGCGATGGATACGGCTACCAAGATACTTACGGGTAGAAAAATCATAATAGGCCAAGATATTCTTTCTGCTTATATCGAAGCAGAAGTTTTATCTTTATCCGATGATTCAAATACTACCACAACGACTACCACCAGCCCTTCCGATAATACAGGCAGCGGTAGCACTATAACAACTACTACCAATCCTTCTGATAATACTGGCGGTAGCACCACAACAACCACAAACACGAATCCAACAACCCCCGTAGGGTTGGGCTGATTTTTAATTTCGTCTCAAAATGGCGGGAAAGGAGGAAAACATGACAGATTTTACTCAAATACCCGGATTACTTAATATCACCGCTGCTCGCAGCGATGATTTTTTATTCTTCTTGGAATTTAATATAGATTTAACTGGCTATTCCTTCTCTTCAAAAATTATAACCGCCGCAACAAATACTCCTATACTAATGACAGTAAACAATGTTGATTTATCCGAAGGGAAGATTAGCATTGCACTGGATGTAGCAAAAATGTCCAAACTGGCTCTTGCGGTACATCATTGGTATCTTGATTGGAGTGTTTCTGGCACAACTCGTAGGGTTTTGGCAGGAACATTTACAGCGATAGATTACCCATGACTAAAATAACCGCAAAAACAACTGACATTATAATAACCGCCAACCCTGTTGATGTTACAATTACCGGAAACACAAATAAAGTAGATGTTACCGTTGAAGAAAACGCTGTCGATGTTGAAGTATCCACCGGCGGCCCACAGGGTGCAAAAGGCGAGACAGGTTCAACAGGCATAACCGGTTTACAAGGTTTTACCGGTTTACAGGGTGTAACAGGCATCCCCGGTTCTTTCGCTGGTAAGGGAGATACCGGTGTACAGGGGGTACAAGGTGAACAAGGCGATACTGGAGATACTGGTGACACAGGCGTAACCGGCGTTCAGGGTGACACAGGCGTTACCGGAGTTGGTCAAACCGGTGTAACTGGTTTAACCGGTAATCAAGGTGATACTGGAACTATAGGATTTACTGGCGACCAAGGGGATACCGGAATAGCAGGTAGCCAAGGCGATACTGGAACAACGGGTGACCAAGGCGATACTGGTGTAATTGGCTTAACCGGTGACCAAGGGGATACCGGCATAACAGGTTTAGGTACTACAGGCGATACTGGTGTAACTGGTGCTGCCTCTACGGTACGTGGCGCTACAGGCACAACAGGAATAACCGGAAATCAGGGTGATACGGGTACAACCGGAGCACCTTCCACGGTAGCTGGCGCTACCGGTCTCACCGGTATTGGTAATACAGGTGTAACCGGTATACAAGGTATTGGTGGTATACAGGGTACAACCGGCATCACCGGAACTACCGGTTCAACTGGTGTTACTGGCATAGGCAATACCGGAGTTACTGGCTTGCTTGGCAATACGGGTATTACTGGTATACAGGGTACAACCGGTATAACCGGTGCACCCGGTTCAACGGGCATAACCGGTCAGGGTGGTATTGCTGGTACAACGGGTATTACTGGTTTAACTGGTGATGAAGGTGAAACTGGTGTTACTGGTCGTACCGGTGTACAGGGAATGACCGGTGTTACCGGCGCTACAGGAACAACAGGAATAACAGGTGCTACTGGTACAACAGGTATCGGTGGTTTAAAAGGTGATACAGGCACAGTCGGGCTATCAGGACAAACGGGTGTTACCGGTATTGGCAATACCGGCGTTACCGGAATAGGTAATACGGGTGTTACTGGTGCTCAATCTACGATACCCGGTTCTACCGGTGTTACAGGCGAAGGTGGCGTAACAGGTCAGACAGGCGTTACCGGAATAGGTAATACGGGTGTTACTGGAATTGGCAATACAGGTGTTACAGGCTTATCGGGTGATGATGGTGCTACCGGTGTTACGGGCTTAGGAACAACAGGCGCTACCGGTACAACCGGTGCGGCTTCTACAGTAAAGGGTGATACAGGCATTACAGGTGCAGGTGGGCCGGGTAATGCTGGCAATACGGGTGTTACAGGTGCACAAGGCAATCAAGGCAATACCGGCATTACTGGATTAGCAGGAGACGCGGGTGCTACTGGTATTACTGGTTTAGGAACAACCGGCTCTACTGGTACAACTGGTTTAACAGGCGCAACTGGTATAACCGGTGCTGCTTCTACGATACCCGGAGACACGGGTATAACCGGCGCTTCCGTAACCGGTGCAACTGGCTTGACCGGTATAATTGGTCAAACAGGTGTCACAGGAATTGGAAATACAGGTATCACCGGTATTACTGGAAATCAAGGAAATACTGGTATAACCGGTGCTTCCGTAACAGGAGCAAGCGGCGTAACAGGATTAACGGGTAATGCTGGTGCAACAGGTGTCACAGGAACTGGCGACACGGGTGTAACCGGTATTACTGGAAATCAAGGCACTACGGGTGTTACTGGTTTAGGAACTACTGGCTCTACAGGTATTACTGGCTTAGCTGGTAATAGTGGTTCAACAGGCATAACCGGTATGCAAGGCATACCCGGAACTCCGGGTAATGCTGGCAATACAGGTATAACCGGCTTGCAAGGCAATGTCGGTAATACGGGTATAACTGGATTAGGAACAACTGGTTCAACAGGTATTACCGGTCTTATGGGTAATGCTGGCAATACCGGTATTACTGGTTTGGCTGGTAATGCTGGTACAACAGGTGTTACGGGTCTTACTGGAAATCAAGGAAATACGGGCGTTACTGGTTTAACAGGTAACGCAGGAAATACCGGTGTCACAGGTCTTACAGGAAATGCAGGTAATACAGGTGTCACAGGTTTAGGTACTACTGGCGCAACGGGTATAACCGGTGCTGCATCAACAGTAGCCGGTTCTACAGGTGTCACAGGTTTAACTGGTACAACCGGTGTTACTGGCTTAACAGGCAATGCAGGTGCAACTGGTTTGACCGGTGCTTCTGTAACCGGAGCAACAGGTATTACCGGTTTGGCTGGCAATGTAGGAAACACAGGTGTTACTGGTATTGGCAATACAGGTGTAACCGGACTAACTGGAAACGCTGGCACAACTGGCGTGACAGGATTAGGCACAACTGGTTCTACAGGTGTTACTGGTTTGACAGGTAACAAAGGCGATACGGGTACTACGGGAATCGGAAATACTGGTGTCACAGGACTAACCGGAAATGCTGGTACAACCGGAGTTACCGGTTTGGGTACAACCGGTGGAACTGGTATAACCGGATTAACAGGAAATCAAGGTAATACCGGAATAACCGGAATTGGAAATACAGGTGTAACCGGTCTTACAGGAAATGCTGGTAATACGGGTATAACTGGTTTAACTGGTAACGCCGGTACGACAGGTGTTACCGGATTGACCGGAAATGCTGGCAATACCGGAATAACAGGCGCTGGAGTCACAGGTGTAACCGGCTCGGCTGGTAATAAAGGCGACACCGGTGTAACCGGACAAGTTGGAAATGCTGGCCCGACAGGTACTACGGGCTTAACCGGTAATCAAGGAAATACAGGTATCACTGGTGCTGGTGTAACCGGTGTAACAGGTTTACAAGGAACGACTGGTGTTACAGGTATTGGAAACACAGGCATAACCGGTGCAACTGGTGTGACTGGTATAACTGGTGCAACAGGCACGACAGGGGCAGGTGTAACGGGTGTAACAGGACTTACTGGAAATACCGGTGTTACTGGTATTGGAAATACCGGAGTTACCGGTGCAACAGGTGTTACCGGTTTGCAAGGAACAACCGGTATAACAGGTGCTGGTGTAACTGGTGTAACCGGATTAGTTGGTAATACTGGTGTAACAGGAATAGGAAATACCGGAATTACTGGTTTGGCTGGTTCGACTGGTATTACAGGAGCTACTGGTGTTACGGGAATTGGAAATACTGGTGTCACCGGCTTAACAGGCAACGCAGGAAATACCGGCGTTACTGGTTTAGGCACAACGGGTGGAACTGGTATTACAGGTTTAACAGGTAATCAAGGAAACACAGGCGTTACAGGAATTGGGAACACAGGTGTAACCGGATTAACCGGAAACCAAGGAAATACGGGTATTACAGGATTAACCGGTAATGCAGGAAATACTGGCATTACTGGTTTGACAGGCAATAAGGGTGATACCGGAGTTACTGGTATTGGCAATACAGGTGTGACCGGGTTGGCTGGTGGTACTGGCATAACAGGTGCTACTGGTGTAACCGGCATTGGAAACACGGGTGTTACAGGATTAGTGGGTAATACCGGTGTGACTGGTGCTACGGGTGTAACAGGTATTGGCAATACGGGTGTAACCGGACTAACCGGCAACCAAGGAAATACGGGTATTACCGGTTTAGGAACTACCGGAGCTACGGGTGTCACAGGTTTGACTGGAAACGCTGGCAATACAGGTGTTACAGGAATTGGTAACACGGGTGTTACCGGCGCTGCTTCAACAGTAGCTGGTTCTACAGGCGTTACGGGTCTAACCGGAAGTGCAGGAAATACGGGTATTACTGGTTTAACCGGAAATGCTGGCAACACGGGTGTAACCGGTGCTGGAGTTACGGGTGTTACAGGTCTCACAGGTAATACAGGAAATACCGGTGTAACCGGATTAACTGGCACTACGGGTACAACTGGCGTAACAGGACTAACCGGTAATCAAGGCAACACAGGTATTACCGGAATTGGTAATACGGGTGTCACAGGATTAGTCGGTAATACCGGTGTCACAGGAATTGGAAACACAGGCGTTACTGGTTTAGTAGGCAACACCGGTGTTACCGGTCTATTAGGACAAACCGGTACGACTGGTGCAACAGGAGTAACGGGTATCACCGGTGCTACCGGAATTACGGGCTTGCTCGGTCAAACTGGTATAACCGGTGCTGGTGTAACAGGTGTCACAGGATTAGTTGGCAATACCGGTGTTACCGGCATAGGCAACACGGGCATAACAGGACTACCCGGTACTACAGGTGTTACCGGTGCAACGGGCGTTACCGGAATCGGAAATACCGGTGTTACTGGTTTGGTTGGCAACACGGGCGTAACTGGTTTATTAGGACAAACAGGTGTTACTGGTACAACCGGTGTTACTGGTATAACCGGCGCTACCGGTGTTACGGGAGCAACAGGCGTAACAGGTGCTGGTGTAACTGGTGTCACAGGTTTGGTTGGAAATACCGGCGTTACGGGAGCAACAGGTGTTACTGGTTTGCTCGGACAAACCGGTGTAACTGGCTTATTAGGACAAACAGGTGTGACCGGTATTCAAGGTCAAACCGGATATGGAGATACGGGTGTTACAGGACGCACAGGTATAACTGGTGCAACCGGAACAACCGGAGCAACTGGCGTTACTGGTTTACAAGGAAATACAGGAATAACCGGTACTACAGGTGTTACGGGTATACAAGGTACAACCGGCGTTACTGGTGCTGGCGTAACAGGTGTTACTGGTTTGGTTGGTAACACCGGTGTAACCGGAATAGGAAATACGGGAGTTACGGGAGTAACAGGTGTTACCGGAATTACGGGAAACACAGGGGTTACAGGAATCGGAAATACTGGTGTAACTGGTGCAACCGGAACTACAGGCATTACGGGCGCAACCGGAACTACGGGTGCGGGTGTAACAGGTGTAACCGGTTTAGTTGGTAATACTGGTATAACCGGTTTACAAGGCAACCCCGGACTTCCGGGTAGCCAAGGAAATACCGGTATAACAGGATTAACAGGAAACGCTGGCAATACCGGTATAACTGGTGCTGGCGTAACAGGCGTGACCGGACTGGTTGGAAATACTGGAATAACCGGTGTTACCGGAGTAACTGGTATTACAGGTCAAACAGGTGTCACAGGTTTAGTAGGTAATACTGGAGTCACTGGCTTATTAGGACAAACAGGCACGACTGGCGCAACCGGCGTAACCGGCATCACAGGAGCTACTGGTACAACAGGCGCAACCGGAGTTACCGGTGCAGGTGTCACGGGCGTTACTGGCTTAGTCGGTAATACGGGTGTAACCGGAGTTACAGGAGTAACCGGCCCGGTTGGTAATACTGGCGTAACAGGATTGCTAGGACAAACAGGTGTTACAGGAATAGGTAACACAGGAGTAACAGGGTTAGTCGGTAATACGGGCGTTACAGGATTATTAGGGCAGACAGGTATAACCGGTGCTACAGGGTTGACAGGTATTACGGGTGCAACCGGTGTAACTGGACTATTAGGACAAACTGGTATAACCGGAGCGGGTGTAACTGGTGTAACCGGTTTATTAGGACAAACTGGTGTAACCGGTGTCACGGGTGTAACCGGATTAACTGGTAATACAGGCGTGACCGGTCTCTTAGGTCAAACCGGTGTAACCGGTATTGGAAACACCGGAGTAACAGGTGTCACCGGAGTTACCGGTATTACTGGTCAGACTGGTGTTACTGGTATAGGCAATACTGGTGTTACTGGCTTATTAGGTCAGACCGGAGTTACTGGTATTCAAGGACAAACAGGATATGGCGACACTGGCGTTACTGGTCGAACAGGAGTAACCGGAGCAACAGGAACAACAGGTGCTACTGGCGTAACAGGAATAACAGGTACTACAGGTGTCACAGGTTTACAAGGTAATACCGGTGTTACAGGAATTGGCAACACAGGTGTAACCGGCGTTACTGGCGTAACCGGTATTACAGGTCAAACAGGCGTTACCGGAATCGGAAATACCGGTGTTACTGGTTTAGTTGGCAACACTGGCGTTACCGGAGTAACCGGTGTTACAGGCCCGGTTGGTAATACGGGTGTTACTGGTTTATTAGGACAAACCGGAGTAACCGGTATAGGTAATACGGGTGTAACTGGTGTAACCGGCGTAACAGGTATTACCGGACAGACCGGCGTAACCGGCATAGGAAATACTGGTGTAACCGGTGCAACCGGTGTGACCGGTATAACTGGAGCAACGGGTGTAACAGGAATTGGTAATACAGGTGTCACTGGTTTGGTCGGCAATACGGGTGTTACAGGAATCGGAAATACTGGTGTTACCGGTGCGACAGGAGTCACAGGTATTACCGGTCAAACGGGTGTAACCGGTATTGGAAATACTGGTGTAACTGGTGCGACAGGAGTCACAGGAATTACGGGTGCTACAGGTACTACTGGAGCAACCGGAGTTACCGGCTTATTAGGGCAAACTGGTATAACCGGTGCAACCGGTGTGACTGGTTTGCTTGGTCAAACAGGTATTACGGGTGCAACTGGTGTAACCGGTTTAGTTGGTAATACTGGTGTTACAGGTTTACTTGGTCAGACTGGTGTAACTGGTTTACTCGGTCAAACAGGAGTCACAGGTTTACTTGGTCAAACCGGTATAACTGGAGCAACTGGTGTTACAGGGGCAGGTGTAACTGGTGTTACAGGCTTGCTCGGTCAAACTGGTGTAACTGGCGTAACCGGCGTAACCGGTTTAGTTGGTAATACAGGAGTTACCGGTTTACTCGGACAAACTGGTGTTACTGGAATTGGAAACACTGGTGTTACAGGCTTACTTGGTCAAACAGGTATTACTGGTATTCAGGGTCAGACTGGTTATGGAGATACTGGCGTTACTGGTCGAACCGGAGTAACCGGTGCAACCGGTGTAACTGGCATGACCGGAGTAACCGGCCCAGTTGGTGCAACAGGGGTTACCGGATTAGTCGGAAACACTGGTGTAACAGGTATAGGTAATACTGGTGTAACTGGAGCAACAGGATTAACCGGCATTACGGGTAACACAGGTGTTACTGGTTTATTAGGACAAACTGGTATAACTGGTGTTACTGGTGTAACCGGAATTACAGGACAGACCGGTGTTACTGGTATAGGTAACACGGGTGTTACAGGATTACCCGGCACTACAGGCGTTACAGGATTGGCTGGCAACACAGGCGTAACTGGCTTGTTAGGACAAACAGGCGTTACCGGTGCAACCGGAGTTACGGGTATAACCGGTGGTACTGGTGTAACTGGTATTGGAAACACGGGTGTCACTGGCGCAACAGGCGTTACCGGTATTACAGGTAACACGGGTGTTACAGGAATTGGAAACACCGGTGTTACCGGTTTGCTTGGACAAACAGGCGTTACTGGTATTGGTAACACTGGTGTTACTGGCGTAACCGGTGTAACTGGTATAACAGGACAGACCGGTGTAACAGGTATCGGCAATACCGGAGTTACTGGCTTATTAGGACAAACCGGTATAACTGGTGCGACAGGAGTCACAGGAATTATAGGTGCAACCGGAGTTACCGGGTTAGTTGGTAATACGGGTGTAACTGGTTTGTTAGGACAAACGGGCATTACCGGAGCAACCGGATTAACCGGAATTACGGGCAATACAGGTGTAACAGGAATCACCGGTGCAACGGGTATTACTGGAGCAACTGGTGTTACTGGTGCTGGAGTAACAGGAGTTACCGGCTTATTAGGACAGACAGGCATTACCGGAGCAACCGGTGTTACAGGATTAGTTGGAAACACAGGCGTTACCGGTTTACTCGGTCAAACTGGTGTAACAGGTATAGGTAACACAGGTGTTACTGGTTTATTAGGACAAACCGGCATTACCGGTATTCAGGGTCAAACTGGATACGGAGATACGGGTGTTACTGGTCGCACTGGCGTTACTGGTGCTACCGGAGTAACCGGTGCTACAGGCGTTACAGGTATACAGGGTACAACTGGTGTAACCGGTTTGGTTGGTAACACGGGTGTAACCGGTATTGGAAATACAGGAGTAACCGGAGCAACTGGCGTTACCGGATTAGTGGGTAACACCGGTGTTACCGGATTATTAGGACAAACCGGTGTAACCGGAGCAACTGGCGTTACCGGTATAACTGGTGCTACAGGAGTAACTGGTCTACTTGGTCAAACAGGTGTCACCGGTGCAACGGGCGTTACAGGTTTAGTTGGTAATACCGGCGTAACTGGTTTACTTGGACAAACCGGCGTAACTGGTGCAACAGGCGTTACAGGTTTAGTTGGTAATACCGGCGTTACTGGTTTGCTTGGTCAAACAGGTATAACTGGCGCTGGTGTAACAGGTGTAACAGGTCTATTAGGACAAACAGGTATCACCGGAGCAACCGGGGTTACCGGTATAACCGGTGCTACTGGCGTTACTGGTTTACTTGGTCAAACAGGAGTTACGGGTATCGGCAATACAGGTGTCACCGGCTTACTAGGGCAAACGGGTGTTACGGGTTTGCTTGGTCAAACGGGTGTCACCGGCGTAGATGGTGATACCGGCGTAACTGGTCGAACTGGAGTCACCGGAGCAACTGGCGTAACTGGTGTTACAGGGGTAACAGGCCCGGTTGGTGCTACTGGTATTACAGGCTTGCTTGGTCAAACTGGCGTAACTGGAGCTACTGGAGTTACCGGTGCAGGAGTTACGGGCGTAACCGGATTACTAGGACAAACAGGTGTCACCGGAGTAGATGGTGATACAGGAGTAACCGGAAGAACTGGCGTACAAGGTACAACTGGTGTTACCGGAGCAACCGGTGTGACAGGTGCAGGAGTTACCGGTGTTACAGGATTAGTTGGTAATACAGGCGTTACTGGTATAGGCAACACGGGAGTAACCGGAGCAACGGGTGTCACAGGAATAACCGGCAATACAGGCGTGACTGGTTTATTAGGTCAAACTGGTATAACTGGTGCTACAGGGTTGACAGGTATTACAGGACAAACTGGTGTTACCGGTATCGGTAATACGGGTGTCACTGGCTTATTAGGACAAACTGGTGTCACTGGTATTCAGGGTCAAACTGGATATGGTGATACAGGTGTAACTGGTCGAACAGGTGTAACTGGTGCTACTGGTGTAACTGGTGCTACTGGCGTTACAGGAATTACAGGCGCAACCGGTGTTACTGGATTAGTTGGTAATACGGGTATAACTGGATTGTTAGGTCAAACTGGTGTAACTGGTGCAACCGGCGTTACTGGTTTAGTAGGTAATACTGGTGTTACAGGAATTGGAAATACCGGAGTAACTGGTGCAACCGGCGTTACTGGTTTAGTAGGTAATACTGGTGTGACCGGTCTATTAGGACAAACCGGTGTAACTGGTGCAACAGGGGTAACCGGTCTGCTTGGGCAAACCGGTGTAACAGGCGTAGATGGTGATACCGGCGTAACTGGAAGAACCGGTGTACAAGGAACGACAGGCGTTACCGGTGCAACAGGCGTTACCGGTGCTGGAGTTACGGGTGTTACCGGATTAGTTGGTAATACAGGTGTTACCGGTATCGGTAACACGGGAGTAACTGGAGCAACAGGTGTTACTGGTTTGCTCGGACAAACGGGTGTCACCGGAGTAGACGGTGACACGGGTGTTACTGGTAGAACCGGTGTACAGGGTACAACAGGTGTTACTGGAGCAACTGGAGTTACAGGAATCGGAAACACGGGTGTCACCGGATTAGTTGGTAATACAGGTGTTACCGGTATAGGAAATACTGGTGTTACGGGAGCAACAGGAGTTACTGGAATTACAGGCGCTACTGGTATAACAGGTGCAACCGGAGTAACCGGAATTGGTAACACAGGTGTCACAGGTTTACTTGGTCAAACAGGTGTAACCGGAGTAACTGGAGTTACAGGCCCGGTAGGTGCTACTGGTGTCACTGGCTTATTAGGACAAACCGGTGTTACCGGATTAACTGGCTTTACCGGAGTAGATGGCGATACCGGTGTAACTGGTCGTACTGGAGTCACTGGTTCAACCGGAGTAACCGGAGTAACCGGAGTTACAGGCCCAGTTGGTGCTACCGGTGTTACTGGCTTGTTAGGACAAACTGGTGTTACGGGAGCAACCGGTGTAACAGGAATTGGTAATACTGGCGTTACTGGTTTACTCGGTCAAACTGGTGTTACTGGTGTAACAGGTGTTACGGGTATAACCGGTAACACAGGCGTAACTGGTTTATTAGGACAAACCGGTGTGACCGGTATAGGAAATACTGGTGTTACTGGCTTGCTTGGTCAAACCGGTGTTACTGGTATACAAGGTCAAACTGGCTATGGTGATACTGGCGTAACTGGTCGAACTGGAGTCACTGGTGCTACTGGTATTACCGGCACTACAGGTGTAACAGGCATTACCGGAACAACAGGTGTAACCGGTTTAGTAGGTAACACGGGCGTTACAGGTATAGGCAATACGGGCGTAACCGGAGCAACCGGTGTTACAGGAATAACGGGTGGTACTGGTGTAACTGGTATTGGAAATACAGGTGTTACCGGATTATTAGGACAGACAGGCGTTACTGGTTTAACAGGATTTACTGGCGTAGACGGTGATACAGGCGTTACTGGTCGAACCGGAGTTACCGGAGCAACCGGCGTAACCGGTGTTACTGGTGTAACAGGCCCGGTAGGTGCTACTGGTGTTACTGGTTTGCTTGGTCAAACCGGAGTAACTGGAGCTACCGGTGTAACAGGAATTGGTAATACCGGTGTGACAGGCTTATTAGGACAAACCGGCGTAACTGGTATAGGAAATACCGGAGTAACTGGTGCTACTGGCATTACAGGTTTGCTCGGTCAAACAGGTGTCACCGGAGTAGATGGCGATACTGGTGTAACCGGTAGAACAGGTGTACAAGGCACAACCGGTGTTACCGGTGCTACTGGTGTTACAGGTGCAGGTGTTACAGGTGTTACTGGCTTGATTGGTAATACAGGCGTAACCGGTGTAACAGGCGTTACAGGCCCGGTTGGTAATACAGGAGTTACCGGATTACTCGGTCAAACAGGCGTAACAGGTATTGGGAATACCGGTGTAACTGGAGCAACCGGAGTAACTGGTATTACCGGTCAGACTGGTGTTACAGGTATTGGAAATACGGGTGTAACCGGCTTGTTAGGACAAACCGGTGTTACAGGTATTCAGGGTCAAACTGGATATGGCGACACAGGTGTTACGGGTCGTACTGGTGTAACCGGTGCTACCGGAATTACCGGTACTACAGGTGTAACAGGTATTACGGGTACAACAGGTGTTACTGGCTTAGTTGGTAATACTGGTGTTACAGGAATAGGAAATACAGGCGTAACTGGTGTAACTGGTGTAACCGGTATAACTGGTCAAACAGGTGTTACCGGAATCGGTAATACTGGCGTAACTGGTTTAGTTGGTAATACCGGAGTAACTGGTGTAACCGGAGTAACCGGCCCAATTGGGAACACAGGTGTAACCGGCTTGCTCGGTCAAACAGGTGTTACAGGAATTGGAAACACAGGCGTTACTGGAGCAACAGGCGTAACGGGTATTACAGGCAATACCGGTGTAACGGGAATTGGAAACACGGGTGTAACAGGCTTGCTCGGTCAAACAGGTGTTACAGGTGCAACCGGTGTCACCGGAATTGGTAACACAGGTGTAACAGGTTTGCTTGGTCAAACCGGTGTCACCGGAATTGGTAACACAGGTGTAACAGGTGTAACAGGCGTTACCGGAATAACCGGTCAAACAGGTGTAACAGGAATTGGTAATACAGGCGTAACGGGTGCAACTGGTGTAACCGGTATAACAGGTCAAACAGGTGTAACAGGTGCTGGTGTAACTGGTGTGACAGGTCTACTTGGTCAAACCGGTGTGACTGGTATTCAAGGACAAACTGGTTATGGCGATACAGGTGTAACCGGTAGAACCGGTGTAACTGGTTCGACTGGCGTAACCGGCATGACCGGTGTAACAGGCCCTGTTGGTGCTACTGGTGTAACAGGTGTAACAGGAGTTACCGGCCCGATTGGTAATACGGGTGTTACTGGTGCTGCTTCTACAGTGGCAGGTAATACCGGCGTAACCGGTATTCAAGGAACAACAGGTGCTGGAGTTACAGGTGTTACTGGATTGGTTGGTAACACGGGTGTAACCGGTGTAGACGGTGATACTGGAGTAACTGGTCGTACCGGTATACAAGGTACAACAGGGGCAACAGGCGTAACCGGTGCTGGTGTAACAGGCGTTACAGGCTTGGTAGGTAACACAGGCGTAACAGGAGCAACAGGTGTAACCGGTGTTGGTAATACAGGCGTAACCGGCTTAGTCGGTAATACGGGTGTAACAGGAATTGGTAATACGGGTGTCACTGGTTTACTCGGACAAACGGGTATAACAGGTATTCAAGGTCAAACAGGTTATGGTGATACTGGCGTAACTGGTCGTACTGGAGTTACTGGCAATACAGGTGTAACCGGTGCAATCGGTGTAACGGGTGCTGGTGTAACAGGCGTAACTGGTTTAACTGGAAATACTGGAAATACAGGTGTAACCGGATTAACAGGTAACACGGGCAACACAGGCGTAACCGGCTTAGCAGGAAACGCTGGAAATACAGGTGTCACCGGTGCTGGCGTAACTGGAGTAACCGGACTATTAGGACAAACTGGTGTAACAGGTATCCAAGGACAAACTGGATATGGGGATACTGGTGTAACTGGTCGTACTGGTGTTACTGGTAATACTGGTGTGACTGGTGCTGGTGTAACCGGTGTGACTGGTTTAACTGGAAACACCGGAAATACGGGTGTAACTGGTTTAGCAGGTAACACGGGCAATACGGGTGTTACTGGTCTAGCAGGAACTGTAGGAAATACTGGTGTAACCGGTATCGGTAATACGGGTGTAACTGGCGCTGCTTCAACAATAGCTGGTAACACGGGTGTAACCGGTGTTGGTAACACTGGTGTAACCGGTACTGCCGGTGGTATTGGTAATACAGGCGTTACCGGATTAGGTAGCGTTGGTAATACTGGTGTTACCGGTTTAGGTAGCGCTGGTAATACAGGCGTTACTGGTGCTGGTACAACCGGCGCTACCGGTGTAACTGGATTAGGTAGCGTTGGTAATACTGGTGTAACAGGTTTAGGTAGCGTTGGTAATACCGGCGTTACCGGTTTAGGTAGCGTTGGTAATACTGGCGTAACTGGTGCTGGTACTGTAGGACAAACAGGTGTAACCGGTGCTGGTGGCGTTGGTAATACAGGCGTTACTGGTATTCAAGGTATTACCGGTTTGGGTAGCAGTTTTTATACAGCCGTTCAAGATGAGGGTGTTACCCTTGTTCAAAGAACAGTGTTGAACTTTACAGGTAACTATCTGGTGGCTGCGGATGATACAAACAAAACAACCGTAACCATGCCGGATATTCCTTACGTAAGCGCAGGTGCTGCACCACCTACTTTGAGCGGTAGGCTGTGGTGGGATACAAGCGATAACACAAGCCCATCACAGGGTTCAACAGGTGTAACCGGTGCTGGTACAACTGGTTCTACAGGCACAACTGGGCCGTCAGGCCCTGCCGGTGGTGCTACTGGTATAACAGGAATAAGTGGTGCTACTGGTGTAACCGGTACTGGCAGCGGTGGTGCTGATATAATTCAAGTTCAAATATTCTCATAGGAGTTACCTAAATGTCAACTTTTGCTAAAGTAATTCTATCAGGTAGTACAAACGGAAAAGGCATAAAGGTGGTAGCTACGGCTACCACCGGTACTACCATTCATACAGCGGTAACTGGCACTTCAAGTTGGGACGAAATATGGTTGTATTGTTTTAACAGCGATACTCAAAGAGGTAAATTAACTATCGAGTGGGGTGAAACTACCGTGCCAAACGGCAACATCATTAATTATGTTGAAGCCAATAACGGCTTGATGCTTGTTGTACCCGGATTGGTATTACAAAATTCTCTGGTTGTCACAGCGTTTGCATCTGTTGCAAACAAAATGGTGATACACGGTTTTGTAAATAGGATAACGTAATATGGCAATAACACACGAAAGAATGAGATACAATGTCGGGCAACTTGATAGTTTTGGGCTACCCGATAATCAAAAAACAGTAGTTCTTAGTCCTACTTTGGATGCTGTAACTAAGTATGTAACATATGTGGGCGGAGAAACAACTTCCACGTTCAGCCATACAATCGATGGAAATTTCAGCAGATGCCTTCTTGTAGCTACAGCGTATCGTTCTAGTGGTTATGCCACAGGAGTTACATATAATGCTACATCAATGACATGCTGTATTACCGATAACTTGCAAGGAGATATAGCCATTCAAATATGGTATTTATTGGAAACGAATCTCCCGGCATCAGGGGCACACAACGTAGTGGTAACCACTGCGGTTGCACAAGATATGGCTTTTGTTGCCAGTTCTTGGGATAATGTAGGTAGTATTGGTGAATGTGTCAAAGATTATTATACTAGGGTTAGTTCAACAATAAAGTTCAAACCCGTACCCGGTGATGTGTGTGTGAGTTTTTTTGCAACACTAGGACAAACCGACCCTCTTTTTGCTAACTCACCTTCAACAATGGTAATAGACGCTAACGGCGTTACCGGCAACCTCTCAGTAGCAGAATGTAGCCTTCTTACCGGAACTAACACGGAAGCAATAACTTGGGGTTATCCTAGTACCCCAAATGTTCATGTTGGATTAATGCTGAAACAATATGCAAATCCCGCTCCTCCTCCAATCCTATTGGACAATATAACTTATGGAACAACATCTGGAGCTAATGATGTAAGTTGGACGCATACAGTGGGTACTGAATTCGGTAACAGGGCACTGTTTTTATTTGTATCATATGGAGTTGGTGGTAATGATACTATCACGGCTACCTATAACGGTGCTGCAATGACACAACTAGATACACGTGTCACCGGTAGTACATATAGTTATATTTTTTATAAAAAAAATCCATCTACAGGAGCAAATACAGTTGATTTCCAAACCGTAGGTGCTAGTGATATGTGGGGTTCATATTGGTGCGTGAGCATGTTCGGGGTTAACCAAACGACTGCTGCCACCGGTTCTGGTAGTACAGGAGCGTCAGACCCAATCACTACAACAATCACATTGGGTGCGGATGAAATGTTGTGGGGAGTTGTTGGTGGTTGGAATAATTCAGGGAATAACTATATCGCAGATGTCGCAAATCAAGAGATAGTATCCCCTTATTCCACAAGCTGGTGGGGTGGACAATCGCCAGATGGTTCTTGGAAACAGGCTTGTACTTATAGAAGATGTGTTTATACAACAGGCGGATGGGGAACTGGAGGAGATGTAACCCTAAAGTGGGCTAATGCGGGTGGTATAACCCTTGCATATTCTTTTGCTCGCATCTATCCTGCATAACATAAAAGAAGAGTTTTATTGGAAAGGAGAAACGTATCATGCCAAACTTAAAAGCATATAATTTGGGCGATACCAGTTGGAAATACGTCTCTCAAGGGTCACCCGGCAATACAGGAGTTGCAGGTACAGGAAATACGGGAGTTACTGGTTTGGACGGTAATACTGGTGTAACCGGTATACAAGGTTATACTGGAGCAAATAGTGGAAGCGTGGGTGCAACTGGTGTAACCGGTACGCAGGGTGTAACCGGATTAGCAGGTAATACAGGAGTTACAGGTCTAGGAGCTACCGGGGTTACCGGTTTAACCGGCAATACTGGTGTAACCGGATTAACTGGTTTAACAGGTGTAACCGGCTTAGTGGGGGCAACAGGTGTTACAGGAGCTACAGGGGTAACAGGATTAAGTAACAGCACCGGTGTAACAGGATTGGCTGGCAGCACTGGTGTAACCGGTATAGCGAGTGCTACAGGAGTAACCGGGGTTAAAGGCGCTACAGGAGTAACCGGCTTGGGCGGTACAGGAGTCACCGGTTTGCAGGGAATAACCGGCACAACCGGAGCAACCGGAGTAACAGGACAAACCGACGCTGGCGGTGCAACAGGTGTTACTGGTCTCGGAGGAAATGCTGGAGCAACTGGCGTAACCGGGGCGTTCCTGTCATATTCCGGTGCTTTACTCAGCCCCGCAACTATTAACAGTGCAAGTTATATTACTGGCGGCGTTACTTTAACAAGTCAAACAGCAACAGCAACATCATCATGGAGAATTCGCGCAAACGGCAAGCTTATAACTGGAACTTCGGTATCAGCAAATACTGTTTATATGAAAGCGTTTTGGGGTGCAACTGCCTTACCTGCCATATCGGGGGCACTATCAGCCTCCGGCAGTGCTTTCACAGCGGGTTGGGAGTGCGATTATTATATAATCGGCGGTGATACGACTACCGTATATACTAAGGCAGTCCTTTTCAACCATCTTGCAAAACCAGATGGTACAGATACTATTGGCGAGATAATTTTAATGCAAACAGCCAGCACTACGGTTAGCAGTGGCGCACAAACTATTGATTTCCAATTTTTGTTTTTACCGCGTACTGGCGATGTTTTTACTATTGACCAAATTTCCATAGAACGTCTGGAATAAGGAAAAGAGGCGCATATGTCACAATTAAAAATTTGGAACGCTGGCACGTCTAGCTGGCAATACGTCTCTCAAGGAGTAGTTGGCAATACTGGTGTAACTGGTATCGGCGCTACAGGTGTTACGGGTTCAGCCGGTGATACCGGTGTTACCGGTTTACAGGGTCTTACAGGAACATTAGGAAACACAGGAGTTACTGGAATTTCATCATCAGCAGCAACCGGTGTAACCGGCTTAGTTGGTAACACGGGGGTTACTGGAAAAGGGGCAACAGGGGTAACTGGTGCAATAGGAAACACCGGTGTTACAGGTGCAATAGGAGCTACTGGCATTACAGGTGCAACCGGTGTAACTGGTTTGCAAGGTATAACCGGTAGAACAGGTGCTGCTGGCAATACAGGTGTTACCGGAACAACAGTAGGCAATACTGGAGTTACAGGGCCGTCTGCAAAAGGGCAAACCGGTGTAACTGGTCAACAAGGAATTACTGGCGGGGGAGGCACAGTAGGTAATACGGGTGTTACCGGTTTGTTAGGACTAACGGGCATTACCGGTGCAGCAGGGCAAACCGGTGTTACAGGTAGTGTTGGTAATACTGGTGTAACCGGTGCATCTGCGACAGGAGTGACTGGTGCTACTGGTGTAACCGGTGCACAGCTTTCATTCTCAGGAGGTTTGACCAGCACTACAACCATTAATGATACTGTCACATATACTACAGGGGGTATCACTTTAACAAACCAGACAGCAGCAAGCGGAAGCGTATGGAGAATTCGTGCATACGGTAAGTTTACGGCTGTAAGTTCAGCAACAGCTAGAAACGCACAAATCGCCGCATATTGGGCTTCAACGGCATTGGGAAATTTTGCTGTAGTAGTAAAAACAAGCACTGCGCAGACAACCCAATGGGCTTTGGATTATTATATAGTCGGAAGCAATACAACTACCGTATATAGCGAAGGAATATTCTACAACAACCTTAGCACTGCTGGTGGAACAGATTCTGCCGCCGAACTTACGTGTTTAGCCCTAGGGTCAACTACTGTCACCAGTGGTGCACAAACGCTCGACTTACGTTTCTCAATGAGTGTTGCGGTTGCTACTGATAGTTGGGTTATTCAACAAGTTACAATGGAACGCTTAAAATAAAAGGAGAGCCATATGTCACAATTAAAAATTTGGGATGCTGGCACTTCTAGTTGGAAATATGTTTCCGTAGGAGTATTAGGTAATACCGGTGTAACTGGTTTAGGAAGCGCTATTGGCGTAACCGGTTTACCGGGTACTAATACCGGAGTTACCGGCTTACAGGGAATTACAGGTTTAGGCGGTGCGGGTGCAACCGGAGTAACCGGTGCAGGGGGCAATACCGGTGTTACTGGCTTGGTGGGTGTTACCGGAATAACCAGTACCGGCGTTACCGGCTTACAGGGTAGTGCGACAGGAGTCACCGGTTTGCAGGGCAAAACAGGCGTTACCGGTTTACAAATAACCGGGCAAACAGGAAAAGTGGGTAGCACGGGTGTAACCGGTGCGATTGGAGTTACCGGTTTGGGAAAACCCGGTGCAACCGGAACTACGGGTGCAACCGGAGTAACCGGCTCGCAGGGGTTAACCGGCATAACAGGTGTAAATCTAATAGGCAATACAGGAGTTACCGGTTTGAAGGGTCAAACAGGTGTGACCGGTGCAATAGGCATAACCGGTGCTACAAGAATAGGTGTAACCGGACTCACATCGGGTGCAACCGGGGTAACAGGGCAAACCGGTGCAATGGGTGTGTATCTCGGTATATCGGTTGGTTTAACCGCTGACTGGACATACACCATGTCAACAACCAGCTATAATAATCCATCGCCTGTATTGTCGAGTACGGCGGCTGCTGGTAGTGTTTGGAGAGTAAAAGCAATTGGTAACTTTCAAGCTTCTAGCAGTAGTGCAAGAAACGCTGAGATGGCATGTTTTTGGGGTGCTACTCAATTATCGCCATATTTTTTTATACCAATAGCAACAAGTACAACCCAAACAACATATTGGGCTGTTGAATTCATTCTAACCGGTGTAGATACTACTCATATCTGGACAACAGGAGTTTGCCAGAATCATATTACCACCGCAGAGGGTACGGATTCAAATGCGGAAATAACAGTTCTAACCCCGGCAAGCACAGCGGTTACCTCAGGTGCGCAAAACCTGTACCTTGCTTTTGCAGAAGATAATGCTAAATATGATACATGGCAGGTTTGTGAGGTTTGCATAGAACGTTTGAAATAAAATAATGATTTTAAAAAGGAGGTCGATATATGACAAATTCGACAGTAAGTAATTATGTTACTCAAGTTCCGGGCGAATTAAACATTGAAATGGTCAAAGGCAACGACCTCGTTTTTTCAATCGAATGGCAATATACTTATCAGGATAACGTTTTTAATATGGATTTAACAGATTATACTTTTAATGCCTACGTCATTCCTGAAGATGGCAGCAGCGAAATTGAAGTTACTGTTGATGTGACCAATTATTCGCTAGGACAGATGAATATAATAATAACAGAAAATGATTTGATAAACTTGTTACCGGCAAAGCATGGTTGGTATATGAACTGGACAACACCAGCACCTGACAGTTATGTTCAAACTGTTCTAGCGGGTGTACTGGTATTGCGTGTTAAATAGCAGGAGGCAGAAAATGGATATTACTCCTATCATAAATAATACAACCGGCATACTTGTCACGGTTTCTACTACAAGCTTTGGAACACAAGGAGATACAGGTATCACAGGCGCAACCGGTGACCCCGGTGGTGCGACTGGTGTAACTGGTTTGGCTGGTACAAACGGTATAGATGGTGAAACCGGAGTAACCGGTGCACAAGGCGACCCCGGAGGCGCAACAGGCGCTACTGGTTTGCAAGGTATACCCGGAACTCCGGGTACTGATGGTGTTCAAGGATTTACAGGCAACACGGGAGTAAGAGGTTACAAAGGCACAACCGGTGTTACCGGCTTATTAGGACAAACCGGTGTAACCGGTGCTGGCACTCCGGGTAATGCTGGCAATACCGGAGTTACAGGATTAGGAATAATCGGAAATACAGGCGTAACAGGTGCTGGCGGGCCGGGAAATATTGGTGAGACCGGAGTTACCGGTTTAGCTTCTATAGTACCCGGAGACACCGGAATAACTGGTACGGCAGGTGATATAGGCAATACCGGTGTAACAGGTTTGGGATTATCAGGGGATACAGGCGTTACCGGTATGGCTTCTACGATAGCTGGTGATACTGGAATTACAGGCTTGGGAATAGCAGGAGATACAGGCATCACCGGCATGGCTTCCATCATAGGCGGCGATACGGGAGTTACGGGTGTGCAAGGAATTCCGGGTGTTGTTTCTCTACTGGATGTCTATCCTGTTGGAATTATTTATTTATCTCTTGATAGTACAGACCCCGGAGGTTTGTTTGGCGGTACTTGGGGAGCTACCGGTGTAGTACAAGGCGATTCTGGTGTTTATCAATGGACTAGAACAGCATAAATTAATCAGCAAGAAGGAGCATAGCGCATGTCACAATTAAAATATTATGACCCGGTGACGGCTACATGGAAATATGTTTCCCAAGGAATACAGGGAGTAACCGGCTTGGGTAATCCGGGTGATACCGGTGTAACCGGCATGGGCGGAATTACCGGTGCTACAGGTGTTACCGGTATAGGTGCTACGGGCGTTACCGGAGCAGCTTCTACTGTTGCTGGCGATACTGGTGTGACTGGTATAGGAGATACTGGTGTAACCGGCCCAGGTATAACCGGAAATGGATTAACAACAATAACGGTTGATACGGTAAGCCCTATAGGTGCTGTTGCCGGAGACCTATGGGTTGATACAAATTAAAAGGAGATAAAAATGGCAGGATATTTTTCAGTCGCTACATGGCGTATGGTAGGTACAGCAGCTACGCCTCAAAACCTTTTCTCAATTGAGAACATAGACGGGTCGAACTTGGTAAAGATAAGGCGTTTAATTGTGATGGCAGATGAAACAGTTGCACTTGCAACCGTTACACCTATTTATCGTGTGTCAAGAGCAACAGGCGTACCCACTGGTGGTACTACTCTTAACAAGGCTCAGTTTGACACCAACAATTCATCTAATGCCAATACTATCTGCCGATGCTCAACATCATCTGATGGTGGTGCAAACTCCGGCCCTACCGCCACGGCAGGTGATGCTATATGGGAACAGTTCGTGATGCGCGTGCATACCGCTGTTGGACAGATACTCATGCCCGATAGTGAGTTATTGCCTTATATTGTTGATACACAAGATTTTATTCTTCGTCAGAATCAAGCTATGCTGGTTCAGGTTGTTGCTCCAGCAGGTGGTTCTAACCCTGCAACCAACCATTATATTGTGGCATGTGCTTGGGAAGAGGTGTAAATGACCATAACGTATAGAGGGATGGCTAGAACCCATGTTATTTTGGGGAACGATGCTGTCACTCAGAACCTGTTTTCTATTGAAAACCAATCTGCATCGCGCGTAAATGTAAATATTCGTTCAATAAACATTTCAGTAGATGATACAGTAGTTCTTGCAGTAGTGACCCCTTTGTTAAGAGCAAGCAGGGCTACAGCAATAAGCGGCGGACAACTTGTGGAAAAAACCGGATTTGATACCACACAGTCATCTGACCCCAATGTGGTATTCAGGGCAGCATTACTAGAAATGGCTCGTATTACTGCTACCCCCGGAATTACTATATGGGAAAAATTTGATAACAGGATGCATACAGCAGTTGAACAACAGAGACCTAATATTGGAAAAAATCTGTTGCCCGGTATAGTCGGCAACGCAGGTATGGAATTTAAACTTCGTCCAAGTGATGAGATTCTGGTTCAAGTAATTGCGGCAGCAGGAACAAGTAATTCTGCTATAGCTAATAACTACTTTGTTGAAGTTATGTTTGAAGAAGAGGCATTATCAACATTTTCAATCAGCGGTACGGTTACACTGAACGCTTCTCCGGTTGTAGGTGCAAAAGTTATTGTGATTCAAGCAGACGACAACTTACTAACCAATCCAATCCTTGTTGAAGTAATTACAACACCAACTGATGGAACATGGAGTTCATCAATTGTATCCGGCAAGGTAGGTGCGGCATTTGTTCAGTATACAACCGGAGGTGTTTATTACACTGCACCCGGAAGCCCGTTTTTATCTCAATAGAGGTAAAATATGATATACAATAAACCCGCACTTGATGCTGTAAATTTTTCCCTTACATCTGCCTATATCAAACCAGACATAAGCACATATCAATCCATACTATCTTCGTATAGTGAACCATCTTTAGATGCGATAGATTTTGATGAAGTCGCCTATACCCTACCAACTTTTCATAGAGTTAATTTCGAACTACTTACTACATATTATGGTATTTTAAAAAGATGGACGGGTACTGCTTGGGTAAAAGCAAAACTAGAAGTTTATGATGGAGCTACGTTCACCTCAAAAAAATTAAAAAGATGGACTGGTACTGATTGGGCAGAAGTAGACGCTGAGGGTTAGGCAAAATTTTATAAGTTATACCATCGCACACATGCGATGTTTTTCATTCATCTCGCCACTCAAGACTTCGATGCTTGCCTGACGAACAATTTAATCAATCCAATCAAGGAGGATACAAAATGTCAAAAGCTTTAACTGCAAAAATGATTTATGATTTAGACCACATGAATGTCGCTTCACAGCGTGCTGGTGGTCTCGGTACGATTCTCTCAGGTGGAATTACTCCGCCATCTTCATCTACGGGTACTTTTTCTGCGGTTTCACGTATAAAATATACTACCGCTCCTTCTGTTAAAAGCGCAACCGGTACACTCGCAGCAATTCCGCTGACTGCTCTTGCACAGACTGGTTATACCGCTGGTATCATTCAGCCAGATGTGCCAAGAAATGTTACCATCAAGGGTAATGCGGCTGGTATCGGCGGTAACGTTGTAATTCACGGCACAGATTATGCTGGCACAGTTGTCAGCGATACGATTGCTTTGAATGCTGCTGTAGAAGTTTTGGGTGTGGTTGCTTTCGCAACGATTACGTCAATTGACTTCCCTGTACAGACGCATGCTGGTACAGATACGGTTTCTATTGGGCGTGGTGCTAAGATTGGTTTGCCGGTAGCTCTGGCAGATGCCGCACTTCTGCTTGCACATGATTTCGATGGTGCAGCCGATGGCGGTGCGTTTACTCCTAGTGCAACTCTCAGCCTATGCGTCTGCGCTATCAGCGGAACAATGGATGGCGTTAAAAAAGTTGACCTTTACTTTGTCAATTAATATAAGGATAATTTAAAATGTCAAAAGCCTTAACTGCGAAAATGATTTATGATTTAGACCATATGAACGTTGCTTCACAGCGTGCCGGTGGTCTTGGCACAATTCTCACGGGTGGAATTACTCCACCATCTTCTTCTACGGGTATTTTTTCTGCGGTTGCTGAGGTAAAATATACCACTGCCCCTCTCGTGGACGATTTGGTTTCTGTACACGCAGCCCTTACTTTGACCGGACTAGCACAACCCGGTGTTATCACCGGTATCACCAGCCCGGATGTACCAAGAACAGTTAGCATCACTACGTCCGCCAACCAAGTTGGCAACGTAGTTGTGCATGGTACGGATTATGCCGGTAATGTTGTCAGCGATACGATTGCTGAAGGGAATGCTACCACTACAAATGGTGTTGTGGCTTTCGCAACAATTACTTCCATTGATTTTCCTGCCAGAAGCGCTCCGGGTGATACGGTATCCCTTGGTCGTGGTGTTAAAATCGGCTTGCCGGTTGCCCTAAACGATGCTGCTCTTTTGCTTGCACATGATTTCAATGGCACAAATGATGCTGGTTCGTTTACCGCTAGTGCTACGCTCAGCCTGTGTGTTTGGTCTGTCGCCGGTACAATGAACGGCGTTAAAAAACTAGACCTTTACTTTGTTAGTTAATATCAATTAGAGTATGGGCGGGGTGAATCCCCCGCCCATATATATTGGAGAGCATATGAAATTTTATCTTGGTAGAAATCCTTCCGCGTTCGATGCAAGAGATATGGCTCTCTCTGCGTTTATGGCAAAGGATTATTATAACCTTCCAGTCCCTAAAAGCATGAAGTGGGATTTTCTTGCTGAGCCTTTAAACCAAGGAGAAACCCCACACTGCGTGGGCTTTAGCGGTGCGGATTGGGGTATCTGCAATCCTGTGCAGGATAATTATACTAATCAGGATGGGCATAATTTCTATTATAAATGTAAAATAATTGATGGAGAACCAAATCAAGAAAACGGTTCAAGTGTACGCTCTATCGCAAAGGTGCTAAAAAGCGCAGGTAGAATGAACGCTTATGCGTTTGCTGCATCTGTTGCAGAACTAAAATACTGGTTGCTCACTCAAGGCCCAGTTATCATGGGTACGACATGGACAAATAACATGTTCACCCCGGATGCGGATAACATTGTGCACGCCACAGGAGATGTGGCAGGTGGGCATGCTTATTTAATAAACGAGGTTACCGAGAACAATCTATACGGCATTCAGAATTCTTGGGATGGCGGATGGGGTATAAACGGCAAGGCTTATATTTCGGAAGCAGACCTTACTCTATTACTTAGAAATGGAGGAGAAGCTGTCACCGCAGTCGAACTCCCTTTAGAAAACCCAAGCCCAAACCCAAGCCCCGTAAACGGAAGCTGTAGTGGTTTGATTGAAGCTTTTATAACAAACTTATTTCCTAAAAGTAAAAAGTAAGTATTTGGAAAGGAGAATAGAAATGGTTAGTGTTGATATTGTAAATGCGGCTCTGGCTGACCTTGTTGTACAGGGTAATCTTGCTACTGCCAAGATAGAAGAATTAGCCAACGATATAGAGAGCAAACTTTTGGCTGCTATTGCTGTCAATGCACAGCAAATCACCACAGTAGTAGCAGGAATACAAGCTGAGATAGATAAAGTTGCCCCTGCTCCAGTTGTTCCACCTGCTCCTGAACCCATCCCTGCTTCAGAAGTCCCACAGGGTTAATTATAAAAACCGGTGCACTGGCTGTTTAGGAAGGTTCGATTCCTTCCGCACCAAATAAAATTCAGATTTTATGTTTGTCTGGAGGGCGAAATGCCAAGAGAATTGAAAGAAATAACCACCAAGACAGGTGTTGTTATCAAAGAATCCTATTGCAGAAAGTGTATGCAAATGCGCCCTGCTTCGGAATTCTATGATTGCGTGGATGCTGGCTTTATTGATGCGAACGGTTTGATGAGCGTTTGCAAAGATTGCATCCAATTGATGTATGATAAATTGTATGCAGAAAGTAACAGCATGGAAAAGACGATACATAAACTATGCACGTCTTTGAACGTGCAATTTTCCAATGAGGCTGTTTCTGCAACAAAGGCTCACATCAATACTCTGCTGGAAAGTGGAAAGAAAGTCAACGCCATCTTTAGTATTTTTAAAATGAAATTGACCGCTACTAAAAAGAGCATGGATAAACAAGGTATGGAAGACCAGACCTATGAAGATGTAGGTACTATTTTCACTACCGAAGCAATCAATACCAAAGAGATACCTATTCCGCAGGATGTTGTTACATTTTGGGGTAAGGATTTAAAAAGAGACGATATTGAGTTTTTGGAACAGCAATATGCAAATTTCAAGCAAACCCATAAAGCAGATACCTATGCAGAAATTGTTTTACTCAAGCAGGTATGTTATACCATGCTGGATATTAAATCTGCAAGGGCAAACACCCCACCGAACGATACTTCCAAGTTGGTAAAAGAGTTGCAGGAGTTAATGATACATCTGGCTATCTCTCCAAACGCTGTTAATGCAGCCAACGCCGATAAAGGCTTGGAAACATTTGGGCTATGGATAGAGGATATAGAAAAAGAAGAGCCAGCGCAATGGCTATCCACCGACCCGCGCGGAGATATGTATAGAGATGTAGGCAATGTGGAAGAATATTTTCAAAAATACGTGGTAAGACCTTTAAAAAATTTTATCACAAACAGTAAAGATTTTAACGTAGAAGAAGGAGATAAGGACGAAGACGAGTTTGCATTAACCGATGAGGAAACCGCTAAATTTGAAGGCATTGACGATGGAACGGTAGACGAGGAATAACGCCATGCCAAAAAAAATACAGAGAACCGATTCCCCTTTTCTGAGAAACATGAAACCTTATTCTAGACAGGGCGAGCCTGTTAAAATGGTGACAGACAAGGGAATGACCAGACAGAAAATAGACAGGTTAAAATCTTGGATTACTTTCTACAGAAAAAACCCTAGCTATTTTGTGGAACATTACATGGATGTAAAACTATATCCTTATCAGCGTTTTTGGATTAATCTTATTTCCCGTTCTACTGAATTTATTGGATATGCGTCTCGCGCCAGTGCAAAAAGTTGGCTTATCGCTGTATATGCAATTGCGCGTTGCATTCTTTATCCGGGTACAATCGTGGCTTTGGCTTCTTCTACAAAAGCACAGGCTGGCTTAATTATCTCTGAAAAATGTGTCAGTCTGCATAACGAACACCCTAATATTGCAAGAGAAACCGTAAGCATTGTCACCAACCAGAACAAATGGGAAATGACCTTTGTAAACGGTTCAAAAATAAACGTGGTGGTATCGGGTGAAGGTGGACGTGGGCACAGAAGTCATGTAACCGTGCTGGAGGAAAGGCGTTTAATTCCAACTGTTATCATTGATTCAATCATACGCCCTTTCTTGGTTGCTCGTCAACCTCCATATCTGAAAAAGGCAGAATATGCGGAAACAGAAGAGCTACGGGAAGAACCTTTGGAAATCATTATTTCGAGCGTATATTATAAATCCTATGAATGGTGGGCGGAAGCCAAGAAATTCATAAAGATGATGGCAAACGATGACCCGGATATCAAGGGAATTTTCTTTGATTACTGGATATCTTTACATCATGGCATAAAAACCAAAAAGCAGATGGCAAAGGAGAAAAGAGACCTCGACCCAATTACTTTCTTGATGGAATATGGCAATATCCCGTATGGCTCTTCAACAAATTCTTTTTATAAGCTTGGCTTGTTCAATCGTTCCATAAAAAGAAGTTGGAGACCAATAACCGATGAGATGTATATAACCACAAGAAAAAACCCTTACGATATACCAAAAACAGGAGACGAAATGCGTATTGTTTCTGTAGACGTGGCTATGCGTGCCGGGTCTACGAACGATAATACGATTATAACTTGCGGAAGATTATTCCCAAGCAGGAAAGGTTGGATGACAGAAATATGCTATATGGAATCCCATAATGGCAAAAATACAAGTTTACAAGCTTTGCGTATAAAACAAATATATGAGGAGTTTCAGGGAGATATTCTTGTATTAGACTTGGCAAATGCGGGTATTAGTGTGTTCGATGCGCTTTCATCTGTAACCAAGGATGAGACAAGAAATATTGAGTATCCGCCTTATACGGCGATGAATTCCGAAAATGTTGACGACAAGGTTTATGAAGAACTGATAGCCAGAACTCTTGGGAAAGAAGCAAAGGGTTGTATCTTCCCAATCTCTGCTACCGCACAGTTAAACTCGATGATAGCAGTTAAATTCAGGGAAAGGCTAAAGAAAAAATTATTGACGTTTTTAGTTGATGATAATACCGAGGAGGACTTTTTGATAAAATCTGGCAACAAAGATATCTTAGACCAAGATAATACTGGTATCAGAGCATATTTGCTGCAAGCACATTTACAAACAACCTTACTGATAAACGAATCGATTGCATTGGAAATGGCATTAGCGAATGGATTAGTTCGTTTGATTGAACCTGCCGGGGCTAGAAAAGACCGTTATACCTCGTGCAGTTATCTTAATTATTACGTGTCCTTAATGGATACAGAGCTATTGAAAGACAGGAATACAGGAACTGATGAAGAAGCGTTCTTGGCAGCGTTTACTGTATCCTAGAAAGGAGCATAATGGCAGAAAATGATGAAATAAAAAACAACTCAGAAGAACCCTTGCTAACTGAGAAAGAAACTTGGTCAGTTATAGAATTTGCACGGTCTATGAGCGGGATGTATGGTAATGTATACCTAAATCCTGATTTGGTAAGCGGCAGAATGAGAGATGTTACTCTCAACCCGATGCAAGCCACACAGGATATGCTCGATGCGGCAATGAGAAACCCCAAGGAAAGTGAAAGGCAAATACAGGAATTCTCACAGTCTTTCGAACTGACAAGCATGGTTTATAAGCGCTTGCTTTCTTATTTAGGGGATATGCTTTCTTTTGATATAACCTATACATCAACCGCAGAAGCGGATGATTATGATGCACCGAAATACAAGAAAGACCTTGCCGCTGTAGAAAAATTCCTGAACCGTTTCGAATATAGAAAAGAATTTCGAAGCGCTGTAAAAGAGATGTTGAGAAACGATGCCTTCTTTGCCTGTTTTGTCGATACAGGTGATAAATTTGTTTTACAGGAATTACCTTCTGAGTATTGCAAAATAACAGGCAGATGGGACGGTGGTTTCTTATTCAGTTTCAACATGTATTGGTTCATTCAGCCCGGTGTCGATATTGATATGTATCCAGATTTCTTTAAAAAGAAATTCAATGAAATATGGAAAAATGCAAATATTACACGAAGTTATGACCCCGCTTTGCCTCCCGAAAAAAGGGATAAAAGTTCTTGGATTTATTGGGTGGATGTACCTACAACCATTGGGGTTTGTTTTAAATTCACACCTGAATTGGCAACCAGATTGCCTTACTTTACCCCTCTGTTCAGCGATTTAATTTTACAAGGATTGATGCGTAATCTCCAAAAAAATAGCAACATGGCTGCTGCAAGCAGGTTAATTATGGGCGAAGTTCCCATGCTCAATAAAGACGCAAAATCTACGGTAAAAGATACGATTGGGATTAGTCCTGATTTACTTGGCAAGTTCATGGCTTTGGTAAGAAGTGCTATTTCAGATTCTATCCGGGTAGCATCCGCGCCACTACAGAACATAAAGGCTATTAGTTTTGATGCGGACAATAGTATGTATGACAGCTATGTAAGAACTACCTTGGGGATGAGTGGTATTAATACCAATCTTATATTCACCAGCAATATTAAACCAAATGCTATTGAAACTCAACTAAGTTTGAATGTTGATGAGCAGATGATGACAATACTTTATGACCAGTTTAATGACTTCATGAATTATTGGGTGAATAAGTTTACAAAGACATACCATTTTAGATTTGTCTTTGAGGGCACTGATTTCTATCTGAACAGGGCTGCAAGACTTGAGAACGCAATGACTTTATTCTCGCAGGGTATTGTCCTGCCGCAGAAGATTGCGGCTGCAATGGGCATGAAACCAGCAGACCTTATTAAGCACATGGCGGAAGCAAAATCAATGGACTTTATGAGTATGCTTACCGTTCCATCTGTTCTGAACCAAGAAGCGATTCTTGGAGAAACGGCTAAAGACCAACAAGACCTTGTTAAAACAACAGCAAAGTTAAATCCAAAGCCAGCACCGAGTACAGCAAAAGCACCACCAGTGCCGAAAGTACCAACAGCACCAACAACCGGGAAACCGGATACAGGAATGCCAGCCCAAAGAGGTAGACCAACAAAGAGCGATTCGAAAATATCTGATGAAGGTGAACAAACCCGTGCTCAGGGAACTAATATTGGACGTGGCGGAAAGGCAAGGTAAAAATGGGATATTCACTAATAAGTGAAGCGTTGCGTAGTGCTATTTGTGAACAAATAGGGCATGAAAAATACAATGCGAATCTCTACCTGTTCATATGTGGATTTTTGAGAAACAAGGGTTTTGACAATCTCTCCAAACATTTTGAACAACAGCACGAAGAGGAAACAGGACATTCGCTAGAATTCTTCAACTTGCTTACCGATATTAACGCAGACATAATCATTCCAGAAATTGACGCAATAGACATTAAGTTTAATTCTGTTGTTGATATTGCGCAAGCTTATGTAGACCGCGAAATTCTTACTACAACCAGTATCGATGAAATTAAAAAGATGGCGATTTCAGAAAATAACCCGGTGGTTGAGGAAAAAATGCGTGAAATGATTACAAAGCAGCAAAACGAGTATGAGGAAGCAACAACGTTTTTCGATAACGCAGAACTTTGCGGTAGTGACTGGTATAGGGTCAAAGTATGGAATGATTCTACAGAAGTCGATTAGAGGTGATTATGATAGTTAATAGCTCAGTCATTGAAAACAAGTATAAATGCAAAAAACCTGTTATGAGGTATCTTGTATATAAATGTTCTTTGCCTGTACTTGGTCTTGACGGAGATTCCTATTATTTCGCCAAAACCGAAAGGCTAAACGCAGCTTTAAAGAAAATGCCTTTGCGCTTAAAAATATTGGCTGGTTTGGCAAAATAACATCCTAGTGAGATACAAGTCCCACAGGAAGGAGGTAAAAATTGACAAAAAAACTAAGTTTTACAATTGAAGATGCCAAGATGATAGACGAGAATCCCAATTCTAATTTTGCCATCTTGGATTTAGACTTTTTTGCTTCTGGAAAGAATCTTCACGAAATGTATGTTTCAGAAGATACGTTGGCAAAGACCGCAGGTACAATCAAGAACTGCCCTATCGTATGGGAATATGACCCTGAACTGGACGATATTGGTACGCACGATATTCAGGAAGTTCCATGCGGGTTTGTGCCAGAAAGTTCTGAAATAAAAAGCAAAAAAATGGAGGATGGCAGAACAATGCTGTCCGTTATTGCCTATGTGTGGAAGAAATACACCGGAGAGTTGCTCAATTTCTTTAAACGCGATGGGGGTATAAAACCCGTTAGTGTGGAAATAGAAGTTTTTGATGCAAAGCCTATGGGAAACGGTTTGACAGAACTTATTAATTTTAAATATGATGCCATAACCGTTTTAGGTACTTTCGTAACACCTGCCATACCGGGAGCAGTTGCAAACGTTCTATCTTTTGCAGATGTGAAAAAGGAATATAATAAAGCACTAGAGGAAGAATTTCCTGATGTTGCTTTGATTATACCCGCTGATGTAAAAGATAATGCAAAGAATGGTTTGATGCTCAGAGTGCAACCCGGCATGACCGGACGCTGGAGGGCAGCTAGTATAGCCACTGCAAAATATCTAGCTACCGAGAACAAAGCAAAACCAGAAAAGATAAAGCAGATGGCGGCATATTTTTCAGAGCATAAAAGCGCTGGTTTAGCCGAGAGCAGTTCTCCAGAGCATATTGACTGGTTGCTGTGGGGTGGTACTGCTGGTATGGTGTGGGCGCAGTCAATCGCAGACGAGTTGGGTAAAAAAGAAGACGAGAAAATGAAGAAATTGGTTTCTACGCTTCCTACCGAGTCAGTCACCGATGAAACAATTGGAGATGAATTGAACGAAAAGGAAAACGATAGGATGAAAGAACTGATTGTAACGTTTCCTTATAAATCCATGAAAGATGCGAATCCTGCGTTAAAAGGAATAGAACCTCCTATTAGTGTTGCACAAGCCAACGCAATAGCAAAACAGGCTGATGCAATTGGTTCTGACGAAAAAAAGAACGGGTGGGCTATTGCCATTAGTTCTTTCAAAAAGACCCATAAAGTCGAGGACGGACATTGGGTAGAAAAGGATGCAGCAAGTATGGCAGAAGAAGAAAAAATTGTAGAAAACGCTGAGCCTGAAAAAGTTGTAGAAAATGCAGTTGTAGAAAATGCAGTTGTAGAAAATGCAACTGAAAACCTTGTAGAAAATGCAACGGAAAAGATTGTGGAAAATGCCACAGAGGAAGAAAAAGAGTTTGCAAAAGAAGACTTGGGAAAAGGCGAAGCAATTGAAACAGACAAATCCAAAGAGGCTGTGTCCAATACGGCTTGGGGTGATGTTGATAAGACAGCACTCATGCATAAAGTATTGGGTGCAAGTAATTATAAGTCTTTGGTCGATGATGTTTATCTCATCGTAGAAAACGGATGGGAAGACCATCCCTCACAGTCGTTGAAATATCCCGTAATGCAAGAAGTAGGCGGGAAATTTGTATATAACTCTGGCGCTTTATCGTCAGCAATTGGCAGAGCCAAGGGGCAAAACCAATCTGTCGCTGCGGGTAAAGCAGCAAATATACAAAAAAAATTAGGGCTTGAACCCCAAAAGGAGGAAGAAAAAATGGCAGATGAAGTAGAAAAGAAAGAAGAGGAAATGGCTGCAAAACCCGCCGAAGGCTCTCCTGCGGAAGAGGAGAAAGAAACTCGCGCAGAAGAGAAAAAGGAGCAGGAAGTGGACAAGGAAAACAAGAAATTTGAGTTTCCTAAGCACTTTGATTGGGACAAGATGAGCCAAATGTTTGATACCACCGTCATTATCGTTGGCGAGGATGGCGAAGACGGTCAAGACGGTCAAGATGGCAACATGTTCAAAATGGCAAAAGAGGAATGCGCCAAAATAAAAAAGGGCGAAACTTATGAACCCGGAATTATTGTGCACGCCATGTATTCCAAGATGTGCGATATGGCAGCAAAACTAGCCAAAAAGGAAGAGGAAGATAAGGTCATGATGGCTGAGAACGAGGAACTCAAGAAGTTCAAAGCCGCAGTCGAAGCCGAGAAGAAGGAATTCGAAGTTGAGAAAACCTTGAACGAAATGGCTGCAAAAGTTGTACTTCCTGATGAAGCCAAGAAAGAAATGGCTGCAAAGGCTGACGAATTTGCATATGCTGACCTCGAACAGTGGAAGCAGTATGTAAAGGCAAAGTCATTTGATTTTGCTATGAGAGAAACCGGCAAGGATGAACCAAAGAAACTCGGCAATCCTTGGGCTACCGGAAAACTTAAACCAAACAGCGATGTTTGGGCTGGCACAAAATAACTAGGAGAATAAACAATGACTACTCATTCTATATTAATTCCTAGTGCAATTGCTGCTACTAACATCGATAGCTACAACCGCCCTTGCGTGTGCGCTTCAGATGTTGATAACGGTAATCTTCTTAAACTGACCACCTATGGTGTTGCCAGCGGAGAGTCAGAAGTATGGACTGCCGTTGCACCATCTGCCGGTGTTGGTCTTTCTGGTCTTTGGATGGCTTATGAACCCGAACTTGTCTGGAGTGGTAACTATCGTGGGTTAGACCCTGATGTTCGTAACTATTACACTAAGGCAACAAGAGTGTTCAGTGCCTTCAAGCCACAAGTTGGCGACCTTTTTGTAATTACCGAAGATGGTCTTGCCACTGGTACAGGCCCTGCTGATTTATTCATCAAGGCAACCAACGGTTCTGGTGTGCAACCCGAATGGGTTCATGCTGTTGACCTGACTGTATTTTGTGCAAAATATATTGCTTTAACATACATCAGTCTTGCTACTGGTGCGATGGATACTCAGCGCATAACCGCTTATCAATTTGAAGTTGTTAGCGCTTAATCTTATAGGAGGAAAATAAAATGTCTTATGGTGTTATGATTCCGACTGCTATTGCAGCGACCAATGTAGACGCATGGAATCGCCCCGGTATTTGCGCAACAAATATTTTGGAAAACGGCGGTTTAGTGAATCTATTAGCAAAGTCCACTACACAGGGTGAGGCAGAAGTATGGACTGCTACAGTTCCTGCTACCGCTTCTCTCAGTAAATGCTGGATGGTATATGACCCCGAACTGGTTTGGAGTGGTAACTATCGTGGGTTAGACCCTGATGTTCGTAATTTTAACGTTGGGATAGGGCGTGTTTTTAGTGCGTTCCTGCCTCAGCCTTATGATTTGATTCTGCTGGATGAGGATTGCTTTACCGGTGTAAAAGGCGTGAACACTTTTGCTAACGCTACCGATTCTCAGGTACAGCTTGTTTGGGGTGCTACTCAGACAGCCGGTGCTCTAAGCTTGAAGTATATTGCTACTCAGTACATCAGTATCGGAACGGGCGGATTTGGGGATACTGGACGTGTTACCGCTTATCTAATGGAAGTTCTTGTTCAGAGCTAATCTGAACTATCATATTTATAGGAGGAAAAAATGACTATTTCATCTACAAAAATTCCTGCACAGGTTGTTATGTTCGCAGGTGAGAACAACATGGCTGTCTACAAGATGTTTCACGATTACTGGAATCAGTATCGTTCTCGCACCGGCGTAGAGGGTCTCGAATTCTCTACAACCACCGTTAATAAAGATGGTGAGGTTGTATCCATCTCTTACGATGAGAAAGAAGCCGCAATGAACGCTGCTCTTAAGAAAGAGATTATGCGTGTTGCTGGTGTTGCAAACTTCGATGCGTTCCCTCTGGAAACTTGGGCTACACATCCTACCCTTCGTTGGGCAACCTTTGCCGTTGTTTCTGCAATGGTTGATATGATTCTCCCTGAGACCATCATCGACAGCATCGGTCTTTACTCCGATGTTCGCACGATTGGTTGGGGCGATTCTGCTGCTTTCGATATCGAGCCACGTGATTTGTTCGTGGTTTCTAAGAATGGTCGTGCTAAGAGAACCAGTGAAGTTCACAAGCAGTTCAGAGGACAGGTTGTTATCAACCCTGAGCAGCGCGAATTGACCGTTGGTGTTTCTCTTTACCGCGTACTTGCTGGCAAGGAATCCCTTGCTGACTTCGTAGCCAAGGTAGCTCGCTCTTTCGAGACTCAGCTTACCATCGATGTTTACAACGCTTTTGTACCCGCTATGGCTGGTCTTTCAACTGGTGCTAATGGTTTGAAGGTTGTTGGTTATACTCAAACCGATTTCGTAACGCTTGCACAGAAAGTTACCGCATGGAACGGTGGTATTAAGCCCGTTGTTCTTGGCACTCAGCTTGCTCTTGCAAACATTTTCCCTGCCGATGCTAACTATCGTTACGACATCGAGAGTGACTATGTGAAATTGGGCTACATCCGCAACTTCATGGGCACTGATATTGTTATCATCCCACAGATTGCTGATTGGAGCACACCTTTCACTACAGCAATCTCCAACAACTATCTGTGGTTCGTAAGTCCTACCGCTCAGAAGTTGATAAAGGTTGTTTTGGAAGGCAATACTCTTGCCTATACAACTGACGTTTATGCAAATGCCAATTTGACTCAGACTAGCACTATGATTAAGTCTTGGGGTGTTGGTGTTGCTACTAACGCAGTTGGTGCAGTTATGACCGTATAATTACGGCATAATTAAAAATTTAAAGGGAGGGGGTAACCCCTCCCACTATATAAAAACAAGGAGAAATTGAAATGGCTAGAACTAAAGGTTCTAAAAATAAGGTGGCTGGCACAAGTGATGGCTACAACGCCTACGTAAAGGAATTGGAAGACAAAGTGGCAAGATATGAATCTAAAGAACTTGACGAAAATAGCGGAGAAGAAATCGTTATTAACCAAAGTGAATATATTAAGGTCATGTCTTTACTTCCCTATAGACTGAACCTCTGCACCAAGGAAAAAGGACAGGGTAAGGTCTATCGATTTGATACGCTCTATCAGATTAAAAAAATAATCTACAGCGATTTGGTAGATATTTTGGAAGTAGCCCACGAGTTTTTGGAGCAGGGTTATTTCATTATTTTAAATCCAAGGGTCGTTCGTGCGCACGGTCTCGATGAGGCTTATGAAAAAATTCTCACCAAAGAAAAAATCGAGAATATCTTTTCTAACACAGACGAAGGAGTTGCACTTTTTGCTGCCGCAAGTAAAGGTCAGCAACAGGTTATCTCTGATATGATTTTACAGAGATTGGTAGAAGACCCGAAGGGTATTGACCTTAATCTGGTCGATAAAATATCTCGCCTTTCTAATATAAAGTTTATTGAAAAGGCAGATGATATGAGAGAATTGATGAAACCTGCTGAACCAAGAGCATAAATAAAACGAAAATAGGCAGGACTAAACTGCCAAAAAGGAGGTCTATGGCAAATACTACTCTAAGTGAGATTTACGACCTCTTTATGCAGACTGTCACCGATTATAGGTTGAACGAGCTATTCGAACTATCGCAGGATGACTTTGAAAACTTTGTAAGCGCATGGTTGCAATTTGCAATCACGGATTTCTATGTATGCGACCAAAATTTGAACTATGATGAGTATACACAAGAATTTCCTGAAACGCTAAGCAGGGATAACAAAGTCATCCTTGCAACCTTAATGATGAAATTCTGGATGCAAAAAAATGTGAACGATATAACTCAAATGAACTTGCACATCACCGACAAAGATTTTAAGACCGCTTCCGAGGCACAAAACATAAGGGAAAAGGTCGCACAGTTGAATGTCGTAAAGGAGCAATGTTCACAACTATTACAGGATTACAGCTATAGAAGAGTTGATTGGGCGAGATGGTTCAATCAAGATTTTAGGGGTTAACTATGCCATACACATATAAATATGTTCCCGCGGGGTTGCTCATAACGGGCAAAAGAGGTAAAACTCCAAAAGACGATTACATTGAACTATTTCAGCAAACCCTAAACAATCAGTTCTATAATTCTTCCGATTGGTGGACTATACAGGAAGAAACATATGTTGGTTCAAAGGAATATGTAGACCTTGATGTACGCATCAACCATGTTATTAATACAGAGACAGGTTTGGATTTGGGCGATGACTGGAAGGGTTTGCTATTTAAAGACGTTAACCACCCGATAGATTTGGGTAAGCATTATCTTTTTGATAATAATACGTGGATTACCGTAAATACCGAATTCTATAAGAACCTTACCGGCACTTGCACCATTCGTAGATGCAATAACATGTTAAGATGGATTGATGAACCTACGGGTGTATATTATGAAGAACCTTGCACTATTAAATATGAGTTAAAAGAGCCTAGAGATTATTCTACAGGCGGTTCTCCATTTGAAACACCGGGTGGTTTCATGCATATGTGGACGCAGTTTAACGAGAACACCAATAAGATAAGGCAAAACCAAAGATTTTTGTTTGGTAATCCTGAACACTGGACTTGCTATAAAGTGGTCGGTAGCGGTTTGAACGATTTTAGAAACAATATCACAGATGATAATGAAAGTTCTAAATTATTGGTGATTGACCTAACGGCTGATTTTGTCAATGAGGAATTAGACGATATTGTAAACGGAATTGCTAGTGTTAATACAAATGTTTATACACTTACTTTGAACAGGGCAACCGCTGAGGGAAAGGTTGGAGATACTATACAGTTAATCCCAAGTATCACCTATAATGGAGACACCACTATGAGAAAAGTGCTATGGGAAACTTCTAGTTTTGGTGTTGCTACGGTTAATGATACCGGTCTTGTTACCCTTGTAAGAAATGGGACTTGCACAATAACAGCCACCATTGAAGGAAATCCAGTACATGCTGCTTGTACTATAACAGTTACTGCTTCTCCTGCAACAAATACTGGCATAATAATTAGTCCTGATAGAAACTATATTCTTGAAAAGGAAGACCAGATATACAGCGTATATTTGTATGAGAATGATGTTCAGCAACCAGACTCATTCCTTATCACGTGTGATGTTCATACTGTTCCTATTGAATGTTACGGTTTTGTACAGGTTGACGATAATCATTTTCACATCTGGAACAAAAAAAGATGTGTTACAGATAAGCTAACGGTAAGCTGCGATGGCGGTTCGAGCATCAGAGCATTTGATGTTTATTTGCGCGGTGCATGGCTGAACGACAATGCCGGATAGTGGAGAAAAAAAATGACAACACCTTACATTACTCCCAATATTGGGGCGACTGCTTATAACGGTTTTGAGAGATTTTCAGAATTGTCATATAACTGCATAAGCTGTTTAATGGATAACAATGAACTTATCTGGAAACTATTAAAATGGAATTCTTCAGATGCTTGGAACAAACCTGATTTAACACATCAGGAAAAAGCCGACCTGATATATTCAGGTCAGCAGGACACATCTCAGTACCATGTATTCATGGATGGAAAACAGCCGGATGTTTTAATGAACGAGATAGCTTTGCTGAGAATAATGCCGCATTATGCCGTTGGCTTAAACAGAACTGTTGGTTATATCGAAATAAGCATGGAGGTATATGCGCATTATAAAATAAACCATCTAACAAATTATAAGACCCGTGTTGATAGCATTGCACAAGAGTTGCTTACCGTATTCAATGGGGCAGATGTTGGCGGTTTGGGATTACTTAGCTTTAGTAAAATGGCTGACCAGAGTTCGAGATTATTTGAATCTGGTCAAATACCTTTTGGCGGGAAATCCTTGATATTCAGCACGTATTCGGCAGCAGCATCACCCATATCATAAGGATAACATGGACATTACTCAGTATACCGTATTTGATTTACCAGTTCCTTACAAAACCATAAAAATATATCCAGCAACAGTAAAAGACTATATGCTCTTCAATACATATTCGCAATGTTTTCTTCTGGATAAGAACAGCATACCAGACCCAAAAATAATTTCAATGACAGAATTAGAGTATCTATATAATGTAACCGAAAAGGAAGGAAAACCCTATTTGATATTCTTTGATAGATTGCTTTCCATATGTTTGAGAGATGAAAAATCATTTGAAGATGTAAAAGAGAGCATGAATCGTTATAAGTTCGATGAAAAGAGAAAACCATTCTTTATCATTGAAAATGAAATATATACTCCTCAGGATTTTGATGAGATTAAGAAAATAATCTCTGAACAGAATCTAATTGACCTTCCAGATGAGAACATGTCAAAAGAGGTCAGGGATTCTCTGGAAAAAGCAAGAGAATATAAAAACAAAATGAACGGTGCGAAACCAGCATCCTTTGAGGATTATATAGTTTCTCTTTCTGTGGCAACTGGCTGGAATCTGGATTATATTCGTGCGATGAGCGTAAGGAAATTCACAAAAAGCATAAGGAGACTGGATAATTTAATACATTACAAGATTTATTTGGCTGCATCCATAGCTGGCTTTACTGAATTTAAAGATAAGTCTATTATAAAGCACTGGCTTACCAATCTTGATGAAGATAAGTATGCCGATGTTTCTATAAGTTTGGATGCGGTTAAAAGCACGATTTCTATGGAAAGTGCTAAAAAGTAGCACTTTACTACAAAATTAGGAGGTTCGAAAAATGGCAATTAGAAAATTCTTAACGAGCGTTGCAGACGTTTACGGCTATAACACCGAAACTGATGAAATCATTTTCACCAGCAAAACCCTGCTAGATAGCTCTATAGATGTAGCTCTCGGCTCTACACCCGTACACGGTGGACGTGGCGCTCAGTTGCAGTACATCTACTACCACACAGGCATCATGAAATTCACCTTGACTGATACTCAGTGGAATCTTGGTTTGCTTGGCTCTACTGTTGGTAGCGATATTGAAACCAGCACAGGCACTTACAAGGAGGCAAACGTACAGTTGACCTCCACAACCGGCGGCTTGATGGCTGCTGATGTTGTTCCGCTGTCCGATATTGGTGGTACAACTATTTATGGTTGGGCTACCAAGGCTGATAGCAGCGCAACCTACAGGGTTACCTTTACCACAGGTACGCCGTGGAGTTTTGTAACCACCGGTGGCGAAATATTGGGAGCGATGGGAGAGTATGTCTGCGTAAGATATTTTGAAAACGATGCTGGTGCTAACTATGTTACTGTTAACGCAAACATTGTTCCAAAAGTTGTAAGATTGGTTATGGAAACACAGTTGAACTCTGCTGATGTTAGTTCCAACAAGATTGGTATTGTACAAATTATCGCACCTACCGTTACCTTGTCTGGCGCTTTCAACATTGCAATGAAGAGCGATGGTGTTTCCAATACTCCTTTGACCGGTACTGCTCTGGCTTATACCGACCCAATTGGAACAACCACTCCGTGCTCTATTGAGCCATATTACGCAAAAATTATTGAAGTCATCGATACCGCTGTCTGGTACGATAACGTAATTGGTTTAACTGTTGTTGGCGGAGATTTCAATATGACCCACAACACAACTACAACCCTGAATGTTTGGGCTGTTCCTTCATCCGGCTCTGCCTTCAAAGCACCGGTTGCGGATTTACTATTCTCAATGCTCGCCGGTTCTCCTGCGGGAGCAAGTGTTGCTGCGCATAGCGGTGTTGTTACTGCTGCAACAGCGACCGGGCCTGCCATTGTTACTGCTCTTATCAGCAATACTACCGGATGGACTAACCCAATCGATACAACCGTTACCATTACCATCGTGTAACTTTTGAACAATAGTAGGGGCGGATAAACCGCCCCCTCCCTTTGGAGGAGGTATAATGGTTAAAGATAAAACGGAAAAAGAGCTTTTTGAAGAGCCTATAATTCCCAAGGTTGAGATTCCTCTTGAAGCTGAAGTAAAAACAGCAAAAGAAAAAGATTCTTCAAAGGGCAAGGTAAAAGCAACAGTTACCGGGATTGTAAAAGGTTGCCTGATGCTGAAAGATGACAAAGAAAACGGTTATAAAATTCCAATAACCGAAGAATATAAGAAATACAAGGTAGGGGATATTATTACCCTATAACATACAGATACACCGTTACTGAAAAGTAGCGGTGTATTTTTAATCCTAAATGGAGATTTAAATGGATAAGGTTACAGTGGAATTCAAAATTCCAGAAAAGAAAACAATTGTATATAAGGGTGTTAGCATTGAAATAATACCCTTTCTGGCTCTGGCGCACCAAGCGGTTCTAATCAACCGTTATATGGGCGATTATTTTGGGAAGAGTGATAAGCCCTTAATTCCTCTTTCAGACTACAACTATATTCCGGCAGAGTTCAACCTGTTCAACTACATCCTTCAAGGATGCACAAATATAGATGTGGAAACTTTGAATAATGATGCTTATGTTGACCCGGAGTTTGTTGAAAGAATAACATCTGAGATTGTGAACTATAACGATTTTAGATATAGATTGGAAAACATTGTTGGTGAAGTAAAAGAACAACTTGTTTTGGCAAATTCTCTTGGAACGGTTATTAGCGACCTAGTAAACAGGGCAGAACCGTTATTGAAAAGTCTTGCTGAGATAACCCCGGAGCAGATTGAGAGCACAAAAAAAGCAGGATTAGAACTTGCTGACAAGCTTAAGGAATCATCTGTTTTGGGAGAAGACGCTTTGAAGCAGCAAGTGGAAGTGAAAGCGCAGCAATGACGCTCGGCAGACTTAAACATTCCTTAAAAGAGCGCTGCCCCGAATGCGGGAAAGTTCTCCAGCTAAGGGTGATTGATGTTAAAACCATGAATAATGGAATCGAGGTGATTGTTCCAAAAGAATATATTGCTTGTTCCAATAGAAATTGCGACTATGAACGAGAGGTAGAACAGAAAAGAAGGCGCAGACAAGAAGATGATTTAACTTTATAAAAATCTTAATTTTTCGTAAGAAAGGAGGTATCTATGCCATTTGAAGAGAAAATTGGTACGATTATGGGAGAAAAGGCAATGGCTCTCGTAGACGCGCAGGGGAATATAACTCCAGAAGCAGCTAAAGTGTTGCTTGCTGATTTATCTGGTCACGTTATGCAAGTTGAAGGTATGGCTGGATATACTCTTGACAACATGATAAATGTTGTTACAACGATAATGGCGGAAAGTTTGACTCCGCAAGCCATTACTGCGATGACAGATAAATCTTACGAAACATCAACAGGGCTTCCGCAAGGATGGTTTTTTGCGCATGGTAGCAATCCGAAAAACTTAAAACTCGGAGATGTAAGCTTAAACATAGGAACAGGAAAAAGCGCGAAAAGAGAAGTCAACATGAACATTGACACACAAGCCACCATGTTTTCGGGTGGTGGTGGTGGTGGGTACATGGGGGCATTCTTTGAAAACATGGTTTTAGGATTTCCAATCAACAACATATCCGGCCCGGATTTGCGACTGGAGGCTGAAAGACAAGGTATTACAGACCAACTTGTTTTAGCTTTAGCTCCTGAAATGAAAGCCATTAGCAGTGGAAGCCTTAATGTTGGTAAAGCAACTATTGCAGCCGGGGCGTGGCAAGGCTATACGCCAACAAGCCCTAATTGGCATGTAAGTGCAGAAGAAAGACTTAAAAGAAAAGAGAAAAAAGCAGCAGAGGAGGGAGGAGCAGCCTTAAAGAAAAAGCTAGATATAGACATAGATGTTGTTATTAACCCTATTATTGGCCTTATCGTAGGGCTGGCTGAGATTTTTCATAAGCTCATGGCATTGTTGCTGATTGAAACCGAAGTATATGATAAAGGAAAAAGGCAAGGGGTTGAATGGTTTCTATTTGAATATCTTGCAGCATGGATATTTTTTAGATTAGATGTACCAAAATTACTAGCAATGCTCGATGTAAAAAATAATCCCAGTGCACCCCTGTTCGAACCACGTGCCAGAGTAACTATAACTACTAACTCTGCTAGTGATTTTAAGGCTGGCGTTTTTAGTATGGGAAATGTGCACCTTGAAATAGAGTTAAACATCAAAAAGAATCTTCATGTTGGGCTTGACACAAGTATTTATAAAGAAGAGTATAACTTATTTTCAGAATCAACAAGGCTGGCATTCTTTGAGGCAATGGCAAATCTTCAAAAACAGCATAAGCTTCTTGCTGTTAATTATCCAAAAGAATTAAAAAAATAAAAGGAGAAAAATGAATATTAGTGATTTCTTAATCTGGTTAACCGGAGGCGGCTTTATGATTGTCGCATCTTGGTTATTAGGACAAATCCCTAGCTATGCGGCTCTAGCCGAGAATATTAGGCAATGGATTTTCTTTGCTGCTTCTCTGGTGATTGGCGGTGGAGCATATGCGGTTATAACATACGTTCCTCAGGCAACACTAGCGGTAATCGCACCATATTTTGCAATTGCAGCAGTAGCATTCGCAGCAATCTTTTTGCAGAAAGCATACAACAAACTGGTCGCTGTTCACGAAGCACTATTTAAAGGGAAGTAATTCAATTGAGAGAGGCGGACTCACCATCCGCCTCTCTTTTTTGGGAATTATAATACTATGAGAGAAAAATATGTTTACGCACTCGACCTATCCCTGAATTCCACGGGAGTTTGTATCTTTACCAATGATGGTATTTTTGTAAAAGCAGTAACCATAGACACGAAAAGCTTGGATGAATCCAAACTGAAACTTAAAATGATTGGAAAAGAATTCATAAAACTAATGAGAGAATATATGCCTACTGTAGTTATTATTGAGCAGGGATTTACCCTGTACAATAAAAGCACTCAGGCAATATTCAAAGTTCACGGAATTGCAAATTATATTTTTTGTGAATTTGAACAAATATACTATCCCGCTACCACCGTAAAAAAAATAGTCGGTGGAAAAGGAAACATGACCAAAGAAGAGATACGGGATATCATCTTAAAAAAATATCCCAAGATGAAATTCAACAGCCTTGACGAATCAGACGCTTTTGCACTTGCTATGGCGTATTTCGCTGAGCATGGAGGCAGCAATGCCAAGAAAAACTTTTCGCAATAAGATAACATCGGATGAACTTACAGCACAAATAAATCCAGAAAATATAACTCTGATGAAGAGATTTCTTAAGGAGAAATCAACCCGCACCAGCGACAAAACAATTGTGGTATATGACTCGAACCTGACAATGTTCTTTACATGGAATTTATTGCATAACAACAATAAGTTCTTTATAGATATAAAGAAACTGGAATTCGCAGATTTCTTTAGCTTTGCGGTGGATGAGCTAAAGGTTGGTTCTTCAAAACTAAACAATATGCGCAGTGTTTTGTCCTCTTTTTCCGCCTTTATTGAAAAATTTTATGATGAGGAATACCCGGATTTCAGGAACGTTATTTTGAAGGTTGTGGAATCCTCACCAAAAGAGCAACGCAGGGAAAAAACTATTTTAACTGTGGAACAAGTTGAAGAATTACTGGCATATTTAAGCAAACATAACAAGCAGCAAGCCTGTTGGGTGGCACTGGCTATTACCAGTGGTGCTAGGTTCACAGAATTATTGAGTTTTGAAACAGATATGATAGACGAAAATAGGATGGCTTTTGGGGATTTGTTCTTGGAAACGACCCGACAGTTAAAGACAAAAGGCAGGGGAAAAGCCGGTAAACTTCTTTACAAGTATATCGTTCGTGAGAAATTCTTGCCTTATTATAATGTTTGGCTAATTGAACGTACAAAGATTTTAAAGAAGAAGAAGTTAGACCACAAGTTTCTTTTCATAAAACAGGATGGCACTCCTGCAACTCCAGCCACCATCAGGGGTTGGGTAAAGGAGTTTGAAGACCACTTAAAAGTTCCATTTTATACACACGCACTGCGCCATTATTTGACGACACTGCTATCCAAGAAGAATGTTCCGCAAGTATTGATAAAAGAAATATTCGGTTGGAGCAGCTTGGAAATGGTCACGCTTTATGATGATAGCACGGCGCGCGACAGGACATACAAGGAGTTGGAAAACTTAAAATTGTAATGATGCAATAAAGCCTCTTTCGGGCTTTGTTGAAGGAGGTTTTAGATGGCAGATTTTACCTATACGGTAGGCTTTCAAGGAGATACAACCGGCTTAAACTCTGATATTAAATCTTTTGCCGAATCACTGAAAAGCCAGCCTTTACAAATCCCTCTGGCTCAGGGGCAGACCGCAGATGCGGGTAGTCTACAACTTGCCCAAACAAAGCTCAATCTCATCCTTCAGCAAGCGGACGGAATTGACCAAGTAACCATGAAGGTGCAAACCCTTGAAGACTTGGAAACCGGCGACCAGACAAAATATATTGTTCAGCAAACCGTCAATTGGCAGCAAGGACTTGACAAAGTAGTAAGCCAATATGAAGATGTGGCTGCTGTAAATGCAAAGTTAGCCAGTGGAACAGCAAAAATTGTAGATGAGCAAACGATTACTAAAACCGCAGACGCTTTTGGGAAATATAGAACTGCGATAGACAGTGTAAATGAAGGATATGCACAGGTAAGAGAAACTGCACAAGCATACTTGGATGCTACAACCGCGGGCGAAAGCGCAGAAATTGATGAGCAGAGAGCAGTAGCGCAAAACGTGCTCGATACAGCAACAAGTTTTGACATGCTCGGTCAAAGAGGCGAGGCAAGCCTTCAGAAATTGAATGAAATGGCTAGTGGCTTGGTTGTGCCGGTAAAAGAGGTTGGAGACGCTGCAAAGGAAAGCACTAGCATTTTTGCAAATTGGGGCGAACAAATCAGTCAGGCATTCACCCGTACTTTGAGTTACTCCATGTCCTTAAAACTGGTTATGGAGGCTTTCAGGCTTCTAAATCAGGCTGTGCAGTTTGCCATTGACCTAAACAAGCAAATGATTCAGGTTCAGGAATTGGGCATAAAAGGTTTAACAACTGGTTCTGAAATTGCCGGTCTTGCACAGGATTATAACAATCTGGCTCAGGCGTTGGGCACAACCACTCTCGAAATTGCAAAGGGAAGCCAAGAGTGGTTAAAGCAGGGCTATAGTATTCAGGAAACAGAAAAGCTGGTCACTGCATCAACCTACCTCGCCAAGTTGGGTCTTATGGATGTGGCAACGGCAACAGACCTTTTGACCTCAACCATAAATTCCTTTAATATGAGCGTTGAGGATTCAGCAACTGTTGTTGATAAGCTGGTTGCCGTAAGCAACAGAAGTGCAACCACAACGAACGAGTTAGCGACTGCTTTAAGATATTCAGCCGCTGAAGCATATGCTGTTGGTGTAAGTTTTGACCAACTGGTTTCTTACATCGGAGTTATTTCATCTGTAACAAGGCAACACGCCGAGCAGGTTGGTCAGGCTATGAAGACCATGCTGGCTCGTATGGCAGATATCAAGGCAGGAAAGATTGATGCGGATGGTATTGGCATCAACAATGTGGAAGCCGCTCTTGCAAGAGCTAATGTAACCCTCAGGGACACTAGCGGCAACTTCAGGGACATGGGCGATGTTCTTCAGGAGGTTGCTGGAAAATGGAGTACTCTGGATAGTGCTACGCAAGCCTATATCGGCAAAATGATTGGCGGTATACGTCAGGCGAACATGTTCCGTGTTCTTATGGAGAACATGGGTCAGGCTATGGCTGACCAAACTGCCGAAGCAGATTCGGCTGGCTTGGCACAGGAAAGATATGCAATATATTTGCAAGGCGCTGAAGCAGCACAGAACAGAATGAAGGCATCCGCGCAAGGGCTTGCTATGAGCATAACGGAGCAATTTGTTCCTGTTTATGTTGCTGTTCTAAATGTTGTAAGTGCAATATTAAAATTCATTAATGCAATGGGTGGAATTCCTACCATACTTGCAGTAGTGGTAACAGGATTGATATTATTTAATCTGGAATTTTTAAAAACAAAACTTCTAATGGCTGGAACTGCCATAGAAGGATTTATAAGCATGCTTATGAATCTTCCAGCAGAACTGGCAACAGGTGATATTGCGCTAGAGAGTTTCAACGATTTGCTTGTTTTAATTACCGGCTCGGAAACCGGAGCAACGATGGGAATGAACTTGCTTATAATGGCACTCGTTGCTCTTGGCGCAGCAGCTATACACTTTTTAAGTGTAACCCCCGCGCAGCATATACAAGATTTAGCAGCAGCAGCCGATAAAGCTGCCCAAAAAGTACAAGACCTTGCCAATTCCATGAAGCAAATCACTGACCTTGGGACTCAATACCAATCGCTAATAACACAACAGAATACCGCGGGTTTATCAGCAGACGATACTCAAAAACTCTACGATGTTTCAAATCAACTGGCAACACTTATACCAGAACTGGTTGTTGGATATGATGACCTTGGAAACGCCATCCTCAAAAGCTCTGCCGCAATGGGTGATTTAACAGGGACAACGCTAGACCATATGAAAGCGGCTGCTGCTGACGCAAAGCAAGCTGCCGATAATTCATTAAAAGGTGGCGCTAAAGATTTGCAAGAGCAACTCAATGTTCTGCAAGGGTCGCAGGGAATATGGTCTTGGGGCTATACTGATAAACAAAAAGCAGAATTTCAAACATCATATCAAGACTCTCTTAGTACAATGGAAGAAGCTTTCAAAAAGGCTGGACATGATTCACAGGAAGCGTTTATATCAACATTAACCGACCCTGCACTGAGAAAAGTATTTCAAGGTATGCTTAATGACCAGTTGGTTGCGGAAACCGCAGCCAATGTAGCAAAGCTTCAAGCTGAGTTCAATAAACTGCACGGTATCAAAGTTACCTTGGATGCCAGTGCGTTTGGTAGGCAAGCCGCAGAATTACACGCAAAGATAAGTGATTTAGCATCTTTGCAAAAAGATTTGATGACAGGAACTGTCACAGAGGCTGAACTTGCCAAAGCCGCAAACTTAGGTTTAGATGTTGTACTTAACCAACAAACCGGGCAATATGAACTAACAGCAGCATCTTTAAAAAAATATGTCGATGGTTTAAAAGACGAATTAAGCACAACATATGATTTAACCACGGAACAGCAAGCCTATATTCAGGGAGAAATTGATTCTGCGGAAGCAAGCGCGGGTCAAGCTAAAGCTGTTGGTGATATGCTAACCGCATTCGAAACTCACCAGCAGTTGCTTGCGGACGCGTATGCCCAACAGCAAAAAGACGGTGGACTTACCATTGATAACCTGTTAAAATTAATTGATGCTGGTTATGCAACAGCAATATCCATCGATGCGGTAACCGGAAAGATGACCCTCAACGCCGAGGTTGCAAGAGCATGCGCCGCAGCAGAAATAATGAAAGCACAATCAACCGCGTATGTTGCATGGGCAGCAGCCGCGGTTGTTGACCCGCTTTCGCAGGAAACAGCGGCATTATGGGAAGAGTATCAGGCTATTGTCTCAATAGGTGCAGCACTTGCTAAAGTACCGGCGGGTGGATTTACAATGAAAGCACCAAGCGGAGGTGGAGGTGGGTCTGCGCCCACAGCCGATGCTTATTATAAGCTGGTTGAATCTTACATCAAGAAACAAAAGGATGATGAGAAGGCTGCTCTGCAAGCACGTATTGATGGAATGAAAACCATCATCGATGCAGAGAAAAAAGCCATCGACCTGAAAGAGCAGGAAATAACTTATCAGGAAGAGCTAAATAATAAAGAGAAAGACCAATCAAAAATCCAGATGCAGTTGGATGCGCTTGCGCTTGATAACAGTGCGGAAGCAAAAGCCAAGAGAGTGAAACTGGAAGACGACTTGGCTAAGAGCAAGACGGATATCGCCAAGACACAGAGAACTCATCAAATCACCGAAGAGAAAGCTGCTCTAGACCAAGAACTTGCAGACTTTACTGCTACTATCAAGCCAATGATTGATGCTATTGATAAATACCTTGCAGAACCCGGCAGGATGATGCAGGATGCTATTGCTATGGCAAAAAGCGGTGGTCAGGATTTATACAACAAGCTGATTGAATGGAATGGCATTTACGGCAGCGGAATTGAAAACGATGTTGTAAAAGCATGGAAAGATGCACAGGCTGCTTGGAACAATTATAAAAACGCTGTAGGTAGCGGAACGGGTGGCGGGGGCAGTTATGTCCCTAGTACTAAGCCTAGTACTCCGGCAACTCCTCCTCCTGCCATGAGACCGGAAGACTATTATCGAGAACCATACGAGGTGTATACACCCGTTCGTCCGGCAAATTACTATCAAACTCCGGCTTGCTTTATAGCGGGAACGAAAATATCTATGGCAGATGGAACTTTTAAAAATATTGAAGATATGCAGATTGGTGACCTTGTTCTTTCATATAATACGAACAGTCAGCTTATCTTCCCTGCTGAAATCATAAAGACATTCAAGCATGAGAACAGTAAAGGATATTACTTACTGAACGATTTTCTCGGAGTAACAGGTGAGCACCCTCTATATGTGAACTCAAAGTGGGTACTGGCAGAAGATATTAAACTTGGGGATATGCTATTTTCAAAAAGCGGCGAATTTGTTGAGATTACGAGAATTGAAAAAATATTAGATGATTGTCCGGTATATAACTTAAGCACAGGGAGTGAAACCCACAACTATTTCGTAAACGGTATTCTGGCTCATAACAAAAGCGAGGGTGGAAAAGTAGGTGGCGGGGAAGAAGGAAAAGATTCTGTTCCTGCCATGTTGATGCCGGGAGAATTTGTAATCAAGAAAACCGCTGCGGATGCCTTGGGAAATAACATGTTAAACATTATGAATAGTGCTAGTTCTGGAAAATCTGCCGCTTTATTGGGAAAGAATCTTTCAAGCATGGCGAACGCTGGATATACAGGTGGGGCTACTCCTAAAAGTGTCAGCAGCGATTGGAAAGTTGATAACCTGCTTACCTTTAACGTGACCGGTAATCTGGATAAAACTGTCGTACCCGACATACAGAGGCTTACAAACGATGTGGTTGATAAACTCATGAAGCACATGTATAGCAGAGGGGTTTTGCGTTCTGCGGATAAATATAGTTTTTAAAAAGAGAGCAGGGGATAGTTATATCCCCTGTTTTCCTATAAGGAGGCAACAATGGCTTTTTATGCAAAGCATTTTATCTTTGATGGTGTACCTTCAGAGTTCTACGGTTTACAGATAACCTGCGAAAACTTGAGGCGTACCGCCGTAGAAATCGTTACCCCGGCAGGTGTTGATGTAAAGCTATACACACAGGAAGTCTATCACAGACCCGTTCCCTATCTGTTTGGCGTGCAGCAAACACCTATTCTTGAATTGGATATTGACTTGAACGTGCCATATGAACAGAGCGCGCAGGAAGCAGAACTAGCTTCCAGATGGTTATATGGAAGGCAAACCTATAAGAAATTGCAGATATGCCAGCCAGATATGCGGAATGTCTACTTTAATGGTATCTTCGTCAAGCCGGAACTGCAAAAAGCAGGGAACATCATCCGTGGTTCTGGTGGTACTTTTACCTGCGATGCGCCTTGGGCATGGGAATTTCCGAAGACCTATACCTACAACTTTACGGGGTATGATATGAATGAAACAATAGCAATTAACAACACATCCGACAATACATTCTATACTTATCCAACAATAGAAATAACCATGAATGTATTCGGCGGAGATGTTTCTATCGTGAATTCTGCCGAACCTACCCGCATTTTTAATTTTGTCGGTTTGGATATGAACGAAGTACTTACAATAAATAACGATTTGCAAACAATAACATCGTCTGAGAATGTTCTCAGATTATCCAATTTTATAAATCCTAGTAGCTGGTTGCGTTACGTACAGGGTAATAATAAACTCACCATTAGCGGCAATGTAAAAACAATAAAACTAACTCATCAGAACGCACGCAAGATAGCTGGCTAGAAAGGACAAGCCAATGAAAATAAATTTTGATATAAACGGACAGATGGAAACACCCCAATTAACCCTCTGCAACGCCAACAAAGAAAAATTATATTCATTGGGGAGAACCTATAACGTTAAGAACACGCTTCGCTATAATGCAATTTCAGAACTTGAATTCGATATAGCGGAGTCTACGGACAATCTAGGAACGATTGACCCGGCATACGCATATATTGTGAATAAGATGCTGGTATTAATAGAAGACGTTGGCTATTATATCATTCTTGAAGCGGACGAGAGCAAAGACGGTACGACACCAAGAAAGCACTGCCTTTGCAAATCTCTTGAAGTGGAACTTCTGTTCCGTAGGATAACTGATTTTGTTGGCACGTATGCTCTTTATGATACTGCCAATCCTTCCGTTACTCTGCTCGGTATCATGTCCAGCATGTTCCCTACTTGGACGATTGGGGAAGTAGACGCGACCCTGCTGGCTTCTGCCGCATATCCTAAATACAGGACTTTTGATGTTAATAATAACACCATGTATAACTTCCTGATAGCGGATGTGGAAAAAGCCTACAACTGTGTTTTTGAGTTCAATACTTTTGACAGAACCATTATTGCACATGATATTATGACCTTCTCCAAACCTACGGACATTTATTTTAGTTTGTACAACCTAACTAAAAAAATAGATTTCAAGGAAATGTCCGATGAATTGGCAACCGCACTCTACTGCTATGGTGGAGATGCAGTGGACATTCATTATGTCAACCCACTTGGTACAAATGCTATTTATAACTTCAGTTATTTTAAAAATCTAAAGTGGATGAGCCAAGGTCTGATAGATTCGCTGAATACATGGGAAAGAGCAGCCAATACCCAACAACCTGCCTATTCAGCTTTGTTAAATCGTTTGCTGGAAGCGGATACGGCTATGATTACAGCGCAGGACACCCTGACCGATTATCAGGGAAATCTACAAAGTTTGGAAGACCAGAAAGCTGCGGCACTGGCAGCACAAGCGCCTATTACCGCAATCCTTCAACAAATCTATGACCAGCAGGTTCTAATCACCACTCAAAACAACAGAATAGCAAGTCTGCAAATACAAATTAATGGACTTAAAGTACAATTGAAGAAAATTGTACACAACCTCACTTTCACATCTGAATATTCGTTCTCCATGTTCGCAGAGGACTTGGTTGCAATGCTGGTAGATATGAACTGGATATCCGCGAATTGGCAGATAACCTATAATGCAGATACAGTCAATGATTATCCAACCTTTGATGTGGACTTATTTGCCACACAGTTGCCAACCCTGATAAACTCAATAAACGATTCTATCAATTATATAACCGATATACAGACAATGGTCAGGAACGGATTTTCTTCTTACCCGTTATCTGCCGATGAATTGACTTCATTACAGGGAGCTATCACAACTGCAAGCAATCAGTTGCAAACCCTCTTTGACCTACTTTATGGTTTTGTTCCAGACACAACCGTAACTACTAAAATAAGCACTATTATTTCAGAGCTAACAAACTACTTGGATATTGTCACCTACAGCGATTTTAGCTTTACAACAGACCAATATCTTGAACTTTCAAGTTATATCTATGAGAATACGTACAATAATGCAAATATCGTTGTAAGTGCTCAGCCGGATGCGGACGAACTGCAAGCAGCTTCTCAAGATTTGTACAATCAAGGAAGCGATGTTCTTTCCAGAGTATCTCAGCCAAGATACGAGTTCACCGCAGATATTAGTGATTTTATTGCATTAAAAGAATATATTCCGTTTATCAGCCAACTGGAATTGGGAAAAACAGCGAACGTGCAGGTGTTCGAAGGACAGGCTGCACTTATTGCAGTCATGCTGGAAATGGTCATTGATTATGAAAATCCAGCCAATTTCTCCATGACGTTCTCGAACCGATACAGGCTGGATAACAGCAAGTTTGTTTACAGCGACCTATTCGGCAATGCCGCTACTTTGAGCGGTATGACCGGTAATTCAGGCACTGCTTCAAACAGCACAGGTGCTGTATCAAAAAGGGGCGTTAATGGGCATGTTATAGAGCAGAATGCGATAAGCTTTCCACAACAACCAGCCCTCAATTTTATCGGGAATGGAGTTAGAGTAACAGACAACCACAACAACAAATCCACTGATGTAGATATTGAGAGCGGTGGCGTGATTGTCAGGGGAGCAGCCCCTCTAGCAACTCCACAACGAGGGACACACCTTCAAGCATGGAAAAATTTTGATATTCAAGATAATTGTGATGGTAATCAAGGAGGAGATGATGCTGACCTTGACCTCGGATGTAATCAGTTGGATGTTGATTTTACCATTACGAAAGGAAAGAAAAACAACAGAATGGCGCTGCTCCTTATTGGTTGTGGTCTTGATGGAGCAGTTGATTTTGATAATGTAAATCCTCCCGTTACCTTTAATGGGGTTGCCATGAACGAACTCACGGCAGACCATCAAGGAGATGTTCCTTTAGGAACAGATATTCTTGTTGCTTCGTATTATCTTCTTGACGAAGACTTGCCGGATACTCCCGGTATATATCGCGTACATGTTGGCTTTGACCCATCCGGCGGTGTAAAAGGTCTAAACGGTCATGCACTATACATGTATGTGCAAGAATTGTATAATGTAGACCAGTATTATCCGTTCTACCACCATACGTGGACAGGATGGAAAGAAGTAGATGCTGCGCCTTGGACTTTAAATGTTCCAACCCTTGCTCATAACCTTGTTTTTGACGTTGCTTATTTTGGTGACCATGTTCCTACTTACGGCTGGTTACCCGTACAAACGGGGCCATTTGTGCGCCCTATTAATGTAGAAACCACTCACGGGCAAACACTTATTGCAGAACTGGAGAGAACTTATGTAATCCCCGGTGGAACAGCCCCATATACTGAGCAAACGGTTGCAATGTCTTGCATAACCGCCACGCATACTGGTTTAACCCCGATGGGGTGGGCTTATGCTCCAGACCTCTACATGCACCACGCTTATATTGAATCGCATTTATGCATTGCAATCAACGCACCTTCAACCGAACAAAGGGTTGACAGACTTATCTTCCCGCTTGGTTCTGTCACCTTTGATAATCAAGGGGATGCCACACTGGACATCTACAGTAAATGGGAACTGGACGCAAGTTTCGTAACTACGGACACCTATACTTCGGTAGATGGAAATATAGCTGTATTCGAGGGTACAGATGGCAAGGTTATTAGGGATGGTGGCAGCAGTATCGCCCTTATGGGTGCAACCGGTGTTACTGGTATTGGCAATACGGGTGTTACGGGTATACCCGGTTCGTATGCTGGAATGGGCGATACCGGTGTTACTGGCTCAGCCGGTGTGCATGGGGCAACTGGTATTACCGGTATTGGTAATACGGGTGTCACCGGTGCACCCGGAAGTGCTGTCTATCAGGGAGATACGGGCATAACTGGTTTGGTTGGTTCAACCGGAGTAACTGGAAGAACTGGCATGCAAGGAATGACCGGCGTGACCGGAGCGTTCGGCGCTAGTGGTGTTACCGGCGCTCAAGGAGACCCCGGCGGTGCAACAGGTATTACCGGTGCTCAGTCAACAGTACCCGGCGCTACAGGCATACAGGGTGCACAGGGAATAAAAGGCAGCACCGGAACAACAGGTGCAGCTTCAAGCATTCCGGGTGCTACAGGTATGACCGGTGGGCATGGCGCAACCGGTGTTACAGGTATACCCGGTTCGTATGCTGGAATGGGTGATACGGGCGTAACCGGAATACAGGGCGTTACAGGCAACTTGGGCATGACTGGCGTAACAGGAATTGGAAATACCGGAGTTACCGGAATTTCCAATGTACCCGGAGCTACGGGAACTACCGGCTATGGTGGTACAGGAGTTACGGGAATAGGTAATACGGGTGTAACCGGCGTTTCCAATGTTCCGGGTGCTACGGGCACTACGGGTACAACTGGTTCTACTGGCACAACCGGTGCTTCCGTAACAGGCTCAACCGGTATAACCGGTGTATCTAATGTACCCGGAGCTACGGGAACTACCGGCTATGGTGGTACAGGAGTTACGGGAATAGGTAATACCGGAGTAACCGGAATTTCTAATGTGCCCGGTGCTACGGGTATAACTGGCTCATTAGGTCAAACAGGTGTTACCGGTGCAAGTGTAACCGGTTCAACCGGTGTTACAGGTGTATCCAATGTACCCGGTGCTACAGGAGTAACAGGAAGTGGCAATACGGGAGTTACCGGTATTACGGGTTCAACCGGCGTTACAGGTATTTCTAATGTACCCGGCGCAACAGGTATAACTGGTTCAAGCATAACTGGCTCAACCGGTGTCACTGGTTTAGGTACAATTGGTGCAACCGGTGTTACAGGGTTGGCGGGTGTAACCGGAACAGGAGGCTATATAGCGAATGGGGCTGAGTGGACATTCTCCACCAGCACGGCTGAAAGCGACCCCGGTACTGGCTTGGTAAGTGTTAACCATATAAATCTGAATATGGCTACCCATGTATACATAAACGTAGTCGATGCTGATGGTGTTAATATGGCGGCATGGTTGCAGCAAATGACCTATGGCGGCACTTCAAATAACAAAGGGATACTGGAATTACAATTTAAATCAACGGGAAGCTATTGGTACTACACGGTAACCGGAACTTGGACTTATACCGGTGGTGCTTATATGTTTCCTATTACCATATTAGCCCTCTATAATAACCTTACTTCAACCATTACAGGAGACCTTATTGTTTCCTTTGTGGAAAACGGAAGTCTTGGGCCTACCGGTGTAACAGGAATTTCCAACGTACCCGGCGCAACAGGTGTTACCGGAAAAGGTAATACGGGTGTCACAGGTACTACAGGAGCAACAGGCGTAACCGGTATACAAGGTTTACAAGGAGATAGCGGTATAACTGGTGCGCAGGGTGACCCCGGTGGCGCAACCGGTGTAACCGGTATGAGCATCATCGGTGATACAGGTGTTACAGGAGTAGGGGGCGGTGGTCACACTATTGATATTAATGGTGTAACTTTTGCCCAAGAACCTGTTTTGGAATTCGCTGGAAATTATGTAACAGGTACGGACGATATAAGTGTAAGAACCATTGTAGGAATAGAAGATATCCCGTTTGTGCAGGGTACAATCCCTCCGTATCCTATCGATGGAAGATTGTGGTTGGATACAGATGATGATACCCCTCCTGTAGGAGCAGAGGGTGCTACCGGTGTAACAGGTGCTTCTTCAATAGTACCCGGTGCAACAGGTGTAACTGGTGCAACTGGAGACCCCGGTGGTGCAACAGGCGTAACCGGGCTAAAAGGCGTAACTGGTGCAACTGGAAACCCCGGTGGTGCAACAGGTGTAACTGGTTTACAGGGTGCTACCGGAGTAGGTGGAGGAGGTAAAATAGTATGGAATGCAGATGCTCCACCTGCCATTCCATCAGCGATAGACGATGAATTTGATGATGGTTCGTTCGATACTGGTAAATGGACAGTATTTGACCCTGATGCTATATTGAATGTAACAGAAAGCAGTGCGTATAACGCTATACTGTTAGACATCGATACTCGCTATTTAGATACCAATATAGTCGGTATCTATCAAACAATACCAGCCGGAGAATTTACAATCTGGACAAAAGTTAATTTAATATCCCACAGATATAATTATACAACTATAGGATTGGCGTTGTGGGAAGACCCGACTGATAGTACCAAGCAGCTTGCAACTAATCATTTGATGTGGGGTTGGGATAATATCTTCTGGCAAACCGTTGCCTTTACAAATTATAAAGCTCCGGCTTCTGAATATGATATAGCAAGCGAGCATAATATTTATTTCCGAATTAGAAGAAATTCAGGTGGTAGTTATTGTTATGGAGCTTCTACAAACGGAATAGAGTTTGGCGATTTTAACGGTACTCAAACTCCGCCATTTACTCCTACTGCTTTTGGAATATTTGTAAATGGTGGCGGGGGTGGTGTATATCCTGTAAGAGGATTATTTCAATTCTTCCGCTATTTAGATTATGATATAGGCGAAACCGGCGTATTGCCCGGTAAATTGGTTGGGTTATAAAGGAGAGATAATATGGCATATACAGATTATTTGGAGTTAAATTCCCTTGGGGAAATAGCCTTTATTGCTGGCACAGACATAACGCTGAGTTTCACCGTTTATGATAACTTAGGTGTACCCATTAACCTTGCTGGCTCAAGCATAGAATGGATGCTGTGCCCTTGGGGGCAACCGGATGTAAACATACTGGAAAAGAACGGGACGATTATATCCACTTCTGTCTTTACAGTTGCTCTAACAAGTACCGATACGATTGATTTATACGGCAAGTATACTCATCAGCCTGTGATAACCGACAGTGTAGGAAAGATATACCGTCCGGCACAGGGTGACATTCTAATCGAACCCGCAATCGCGAGTTAACAGGAGATGATAAAACTATGGCAATGACAACGTACTTAAAAATAAGAGTTCTCAAGTATCTTTTTCAAACAACCGGTTCAGGAGACCTTGCAACAGCAATAGGCACACTGGTCGGCAACACAGGTTATTATGTTGGTTTAAGTCTTACGCAGGTGGATGAAACTGGAATAGCGAGCGTAACTGAGCCAGTGACAACTGGTGGTTCAAACTACGCCAGAGTGCAGCTTCAAGTTGGCGATACTAATTTTACCACGCCAACCACCTATACTCTGCAAAACAAACTGCCGGTCACGTTTGCAACAGCAGGTGCGGATTGGGGTAAAGCACTGTCTATTTTCCTTGCTGATACATCAGCACGTGCAACGGGGAATGTGTGGTTCTATACTGACTTAACCCCCGCTATTACAATTGTAACGACAACACAGGTTATTTTTGGAGCAGGAAATCTAATCTTTACTCTAGATACTGTGTAAATTGAAAGGAGAAAACAAATGGATGAATATTCTTTCAATCTATACAGAAAAACAACAAAGTCGTTTTCATTAAAAGTAAAAGGGTTTACACCATCAACAAGTTCTTCAAGGGCTGTTTTCGATAGCGTATCCACGCTTGCGGCTACACCGTTGCTTTCTGTAAATCATGCTGCAACATATTTTGACAGTGTGAGCGAATTCGACAGCGAAAGCACGCTGTATCAAACATCGCTCTATCCTGTTTTCCCGGCGCAGTCTCCTAATCGCAATTGTTATGGACAGGTAAACACTACCTTTTCCAATACCAGCACGGGTTTATATTTGGGAAACATATCTCCCGGTGGTAGTAATGGCATATCAAAATCTTATATACCTTTTACAGTAAGCGTTGGGGCTGTAAGTGTACTCTATGCAACCTTGAAAATAACTTGCAATTTTGCGGGAATATCCGATGCAGTAAAAGTAAAAATAGGTTGTGAAGATGTGGATGATTCCCAAGCGCCTACAGACTGGTCAAGTTTGAACTCCAAAGTTATGACATCATCCTACTACAGCAGTCTGGCTGTGCCCGATTGGGTTTTGGGCACAACCTATTATTTTGATATAACGGATGCTGTTCAAGATGTTCTCTACAGGTCAGGCTGGCAATCCGGCAATACAATGGGAGTTATCATAGCAGACTATGGCTCTAGTTCAACCGCCTTCAGACAATTCGCATCAACCAGCGATGGGGTATATACTCATCCAGAACTAGAAATAGTATACGGCGGAAACCAGTATGTCTTCAGTGTTAGCACAGCCCAAAATGGTGCAGATACCGATGCGGTCAGTCCTTCAACATACAGAAATTGGTGTGCAAGACTGGAAATAACCAGACCTTTAAAATTAACAGAAGTAAAATGGGATATCAATGCATCCGGTACATACAATCTACAAATACAAAATGATGCGTCTACGGTACTAGCTGATTTGGGAAATATCGTTGTCAACGGGGCAACTTCCAATGTAACATGGACGCTGGCAACAGCAAAAGTTCTCAAACCGGGTATATACAGGTTCTTGATGACCTTAATCCCTGATGAGGTAACAAACGCCAGTTCAATTGCAAGTGCCAGATGGGTACAGGATATAAGCGCGACTGGTACACATACTCCATTGGGAATACCAACCTATGCGCTGGTAGCTTTTTATGTATGGCAAAAAGCCATCATTAATCCAACTGCATCCTACGGTGGTGTGCCGATGACCTTGCTTAAATCAATACCATCTCCCGATGATAATATTGCTCTCTATCTCTTTGGCTTACTCACACCCGCAGCGGGTGCGCAAACGGTAATCGTCAACTGGACTAATCTTGGAGATAATATTTCTTATCATATCATGGCTGAAACCGTGAACGGTTCTCTGGACGTGGATGGCATGAATATAGCCAGCGGACATGTTGGACAGGTTGCTTCTGTCTCAGTTCCTTCAAAGGCTGGAGATTTGTTACTGGACTTTGGTGGAGGTGACCAATATGTGGGTTCGCTGACTATCGGCAGTGGTCAGACCAGCGAATATCAGGATACGACTCCTCCACAGGTGTTCATGTCATTAAAAGCTGGAAAAGCGGGAATGAACACAATGAGTTGGACGTTCGCCCCTACCGGGGAAATACAAGATTGGGTGGATGCAGTGATTTCCATTCCGGTTTCAAAACTACCTACAACGGTGACCGGAGTAAACGTAGCTATCAATAGCGGTATTCCTCCTTTATCTTATGGCTTTTTTAATTACCTTAACACATATTATGAAGGAATTGGCTACGGAAGAGTTCTACCAATAAAATTGGTGGGTTATGTGCAAGTATAAAAGTCTAATTTTATGTGAGAGGATGGCAAGAAATAAAACATTAAAGTATAAGGAGGAAATGCAGCAATGACAAACGGAGATGAATCAAACACCAGCAAACCTAGTTCCAACGGTATCACAGTAAAAGAGTTTTTTACACTATGGATAAACGAACTTGAAAAAAATATTAGTGAACGTTCTGAAAGCATGAGTGAGAAGTTCGTTACTATTGAAGAGGCACGCAAGTTAGCGTTGGATGCGGTTGAACAAAAATTTAAAGCCACGGAAGAAGCGCGCCGATTGGCACTAGAAGCAATGGATAAACGCCTTGATACAATGAACGAGTTCAGGGCTACACTGCGCGACCAGAGTACCACATTCATGACCAAAACGGCGCATGAAGCCTACGTAGAAAAGGTAGATTTACAAATACGACAATTGCAGGACTTCAAATTATTATTGGATACAAAAGCATCTTCAAGAGATGTGACATGGAGTTGGATTCTCTCCGCTATCAGTATAGTAATTGGCATTTCTGCTGTACTTACAAAAATCTTTACAAAATAAAAAATAGGCTACCGCGAGGTAGCCTATTTTTTTACTGTTTTTAAACCTATTTTTTAGTCTTGA